ATGCATCCAATACATAGTGTTAAAGGCGTTATGGGGCACATGGACGTCTTTGATGACCGCTTAACCATCACTCCTACCGGCTTTGGAAAAATGGGCAGAAGTGTTACAGATATTTTTTTTAAGGATATTGTCAAAATACACGTTAAAGAGCCTACACTTATGTCAGCAAATGGATTTATGCATTTTTTGATATCGGGTAAAGGCCAAACCGCCATTCCATCCCTGTTCAATGCTGCAACTGACGCAAACTCTTTTGTTTACAGGAAAAATCACAAAGCTGACCTATTGAGATCAAAAGAGTTTATCGAAGCTAAGATATTAGAGATAAATAATGGCTCAGTTAATGAAGGTGTTGCGGACACAGAGAAGTTTTTTAAAGGTGCGAATCCGTGCGATTTGGATGATTATCAACTCTATAAGACGCTTACAGAACAGCGTGACTGGAACGGTATATCTGAATTGAACAGATCTGATTTTCAGAAAAATGTGTCGGTCTCAAAAGAATTTGGTGTTCTGCATGATTACTTGCGTGATGGCGAAGTAGTTTTTGCTTTTGTTTCCGGCTTAATGGGGCAAACGGATACTTCAAACTCGCTAGATTTTGGTTTCAACACATGGCTGTGCGTTTTGACTAATAAGAGGATACTGGCGCTAGACCATGCAATGTTATCTTCGTCAGTTGATACGCAAACTATTAGGCATGAAAAAATTCAGGCAATCTCAGCATCACAAGGTATAATATTTGGAAAGGTGACAGTTGATATTGGTAACAGGTCGATAGTTATCGATAACTGCGAGAAGCAACAGGTTAAGAAATTTGCTAGTCTTGCTAACGATTGGCTGGAAAACATACAGGAAGAAAACTCATCAACAACTAGCGCCCATAATGATCCTATTGCTGAATTAGGAAAGTTAGCTGAACTTAAGGCTGCCGGCGTTTTAGACGAAGATGAATTTGCCGCAGCGAAAGCTAAAATACTCGGTAGAATGTAATAAATATTTTTTCGTTGCTTAATCCCGCATTCCCAAAGTAAATCTCTTTTGTGGTTGCCGCCCGTATCCGTCCGGTTGTCCCGCTCTGACGTCGGGAAGGAGTGCCTGTGACCTGCTAGATGCCTGAAACGATACATTGCGCGCGAAATCTTCACCATCATTGCGCGTCGCCACAAACAGATAAATCAAACTCAGACCGCTGCTTGACACTTAGAAGGGCGTCCGTGGCATCCGTGATCTCTACCATTTTCGGGGCTAGGGTCCTTGTCTTCGCCGTTTGGTTGGTCGCGTTGCCATTTTTGTTTCTGTCGGACCTCGTGATCGGTTTTGTGAGGCGCGCGCGACGTCTGAACTTGGGCTGATGGCTCCTTGTGCGGTTGATGACGGCCACTTCCGACATGCCGTTTATCCCTCAGGCTCGACCCACACCGCAAACTTCCCACTTTCATCGCAGATCCTTCGCTCGATCCGCGCGGCAGCCTCGGCGGCGTCGATCGCTGCTAATACTTCCGCCTGACCTGCATCAAACGCCAATGCCTCATCGAGGCTCTCGGTCCGATGGTTCAACCCTGTTGTACTGTCATGCCAAACGAAGGCGTCAAAGCCGGTGAGGTCATCGTGGTCGGGGAGCACCACTTCCCAGGTTTCAGCGCCACCCTCGCCAAACCGCACCCCGTTGATCACGCGCGCCGCGGCATGGTCCTTGCGCAATTCGGCGTAGCGACGCCGATCATGATCGCGCGCTGCTTCCAGCGTTTCATGCAGATGCCCGTCCGCCGCGCGGAATACGTCCTCTTCGATATGATCCCCAAAATACATGATGGCCTCGGGACGGTTGCGCAGGTCATAGCACCACTGAAGCCAGCCCTGGGCTGTGTCATGGCCGGGTTCACCGCTTTGGGCGGCGTCGACCTCCAGCTCGTCCATCATGCTCAGCATGAGCTGATAGCCTTTGGCGTAATCGAACTCTGTCACGCCAGCCTGCCCAAACACGCGCTCCAGCACGGCGTAGGCGCCGTCACAGACGCCCATATCTTTGAAGAATTTTAGAGACGTTTTCATCCGACTGCTCCATATGCCCGATTTGACCCGCCAAGCCAGGTCACTGCATGCCCGTTTGTCTTGATCGCCTTGCCACCAGCGCCACCGGGATTGCCGCCTTCCACAACGGTGAAGTCAGTCAGGTTCTGCGTTCCAGAACCACCCGCAGCGCCCCATCCACCGCCGCCACCAGACGTCGCTGTCACGGGGGACGTCGAGTTATCAGAGGTATTTAAGTTGACATAAACCACAAAGGCATCGCCCTTTCCGGGCTGCCCCGGCCCGCCGCCAGGTGCTGCAAACACCGTATCGAACGCGGCCCCAAAAGGAGGGGTTGGTCGATAATCCGGCTGATCAGCCACCACAGTTATACTCAGCCGGCTGGCATTCGCGATCAGTTCTCCAACACCACCACTGGTGCCGGGCAGAATGCGTCCACCACCTTGACCCGATATCCCGCCAATTTTTTGTGGACCACCGCCGCTACCACTTCCCATGTCGTATCCTCCTAAATACCGCCGCCTGCTGTGGCGCCGGCGCCGCTCGCGCCACCGGCTCCGCCGTGGCTTGGAATCGTTGCGCCAGCCCAGTTGTTGGAATTCGTGGCCACTGATCCCGGCTGACCGATCGCACCACCGAGGCCAAAGGCGCCCATCACAAGGATTGATGTGTCGCCGTAAGGCATGGCCCCACCGCGGCCGCCACCAGCACCACCGCCACCGGGGCTGTGCACTGGCGTGTTGAAGAAAGCGAGGGGGCTGCCGGTCGCCCCCGCACCGCCGCCGCCGCCGCCGCCAATATACCCTGCGGCATTATCAATGGTGATCGGGCCGGTCAGACCAATCGCCGGACCACCTGATGTCGGTGCGACATAGCTGGTGCGGTCGGTGAGCTGATAGCCTCCGTCGCCACCTTTGCCCATAATGAAGCCACGGTTGACCAGCGTCAGCCCGCCGGGGAAGACCCCGCCCATGTCGAGGGCTGGCGTTGTGGTGGTATCAGACCAGATGTAGATGCCAGCGGCGACTATAACCTCGACCTTGCTTGTGCCATCCCAGCCTTGCGCTTGGAGATGTGTGTGCAGGTTCAGCTCCTGCTGATGGCTGGTGATCGTGTGTGTGAACTGGGCAGATTTACCGCGCAGAGCGCCGAGCCCGATGGCACTAGAGGCCACGCCCGCCAGCCCGCGCACCTCCGCGTCCCCAAGCGAGATCGTGGCGCCAGTGGCACGGCCGAGCTCGGTGTTCACCTGGCTCAGCGAGAGCGGTCCTGTCAGTGGAAGCGCCATGGATCACGGGCTCCCAAAGGCGGTGACATCGCCCAGCAGTGTCAGATTGCCAGAGCCATCGAGCGTCATCACGTCCACGCCATTGTAGCGGAAGGTCAGGCTTGATCCCGCGGCATGGGCGGTAAACGCGCCCCAACGGGCGCCGACCTCGACGATCTCTTCGCTGCCATCCGCGCGCTTAAGGAACAGTTTGCCATCCCTGGTGTTGATTGCAAGCTCGCCCAGATCCAGCTGGGCTGGCGTTGGCACCTTCGTGGCAATTGCTGATCGTTTCAGACGGATTGTGCTGGCCATGTAGCCATCTCCTTGTTGAGCTCATTTGAGAGGAGTTCTGGATTGAGAAGCGAGATGATTGCCCGACTAGCCTCCGTAACGGCTGGCCGCGATGCGCTCAGAAGGTTCCACCATCAAGCGAGATGCCGGTAATGCTTCCGCCGGTGATCGCCACTGCATTAGCCGCTTGCGTCGCAAGGGTGCCAAGCCCGAGGTTGGACCGCGCCGTGCCTTTATTGGGCAGCTCTGCGAGGTTGGAACTTGCGGCCAGTTTGCCTGCAAGCCCATTGGTCACCGTGGTGGCAAAGTTGGGATCATCGCCCAAGGCAGCGGCCAACTCGTTCAAGGTATTCAGCGCACCGGGGGCTGCATCAATCAGAGCGGCGATGGCGGCCTGCACAAAAGCGGTGCTCGCGATCTGGGTCGTGTTGGTGCCGCTGGTTGCAGTGGGCGCGCTCGGCGTGCCGGTAAAGGCAGGCGAGGCAAGTCCGGCTTTCCCGTCAATCGCGGCTTGTAGGCCGGTGACCTGCGAGATGGCATGGCTATGCGCCGCTGGTGCAAAGGTGGAGGGTTTGCCGGTCACACCAGCCCAAGGCACGCTGTCAGCCACCTCAGCCGCATCGACCTTGCCGTCGTTATCCGCGTCATAGGCGGATTTGAGCATGTCGCCTGCGCCAAAGCCTGCTAGCGCGGTTTGCACAAAGGCCGTTGTGGCAAGCTGGGTTGTATTGGTCCCGCCCGTGGCCGTCGGCGCCGTGGGCGTGCCGGTCAGTGCCGGTGATGTCAGCGGCGCTTTTGCGCTCAACGCCGATTGCAAACCGGTCACATTCGATATGCTATGGCCGTGCCCATCGGCAGCTTTTCCATCAAGCGCCACCTGCAGCCCGCTCACCTCCGAGATGGCATGCCCGTGTGTTGCCGCCGCTTTGCCCGCAAGTCCTGCATCGAACTGCGACTTGCGGACAAGATCGGTGCTGCTGCTGGCGTCCTGGCTCGACTTGGGCACCAGCGAGAATGTCTTTGCGCCACCGATCGTCTGACTGCCGACCCGGGCGACAAACCCGCCCGCACCTGCCAGCGGCACGATGGCTGTGGCATTGCCCGCCCCATCATCGCCTTTGCCGATATAAAGCGTGTCGTCGACCTCGTTGTGGGCCACCTCGCCGGATTTGAGCGCGGCGGGCGCGCCGGCATTGCCCGCCTGGCGACGTTTGAACTGGATCGTATTGGCCATCAGAAGAAGCCTCCGTTGATAGGTGTGTTTGTGGGCAGGATGGTGATGCCGGGATCGCCCTGATCGCCTTTGTCACCGGGTGGACCGACCATGCCCTCCGGGCCTGGCTGGCCGCCAAGGCGGATGCGCAATGGCCCGGTGACCACCCTGACCTTGATGGGGGCGGTGATGGTGATGGGCCCTGTCTGCGAGATGGCGGCACTCATGAGGCAAGTCCGCGCGTCACCGGCAGGATGACCGGGAGTTCCAAGAGAAAGCCCAGATGCAGATCGGGCGCGAGATCGGTGCGCACCAGATCTAGAACGACACGTCCGGGCGGGAGTCCTACAGTTTGGTCGGGACGTAGCGCCAGTTCCAGAACCGTATCGCTGATCCGCATGATCCCGTGATCGGCACTGGTGAGCGTGGCCAAAACCTCGGCGGCATTCGGCCGTTCCCGGATCTGCCCTGCATAACTTGCACCCTCGGCAAAGACCGGTGCTTCCGCCTCAATCTGCAGCCGCCACGCGTAGCCGATCAGTACAGCCGGGCCCTCCGTCACAGTGGTGGTCGTCATGGCCGCCACCCGCATAGCCGCGCGCCGACCTCGTTATGTGCCACGATCTGCGCAAGAGTTTGGTCACTCAAAACATCATGACGCGACGGGCGGATAGGCTCTGCCCAGTCGCAATCCTCATACATCACGCCCGGATCAATCGCGCATCCAGCGGTGAGCCCTGCGCTCAAGATCAGCGTGGTCAGCGTTTTGCACGTCATGGCGGATGTCCTTTGAGGTTTGCATGGATCTGACGCGCGCATCGGCACGGCGGATGGCAAAATTCGCCGCTGCGGCTTGGCGGCCCTGGCGGAAGGCGATCCAGAGGGTGGTGAGGAGCGCCAAAGCCAGCGCGCCGTAAAAAACAGCCCGCCTGCCAAGACTTGTCAGGAGTGCGCGGACGACGGTGATCATGGCGTGCGCCCTGTCCTGTGGTCTTTAATGCGGGCGTAGCGCGCCTTTAGCGCATAGATAATGACACCGACGAACATCGCCATGCCGATCCATGGCAAGGCCACGGCCAGCCACGCCTCAAGACCTGCGAGTGCGAAGATCCGGGATGCTGTATCCTGGGCCTGTTCGGCCTCATTCAATGCTGGTGCGATCTGAGAGGTGATGGACCCTGCAGCCCCCAGAACTCCGAGGCCTATTTGCGCATTGGCGGCAGCAACGATCCGGCTTTGCTGGGGGCTGCCCGAGGCGCGCGCAGGTGCGACCTCGCGCGATGCGGCGTGCTCCAGCGCCTCTTCCAGTGCCACGTCAACGATTGGCACCAGCGGCAGTGCATTTTCATCGCGGAACGCGAGGATGGCTGCCCGCGTGCGTGGACCGATGATCCCGTCGATACTGCCGACCTCGTGATACCCGAGTTCCTTCAAGCGGGCCTGCGCCGCCTTTACGGGCATCCTTGCTGAGGCCGCAACATTTCCAGCTCGCCGGACACCCAAAAGCTTTGAGACCGGGTAGCGTTTCACATTCACCGCATCAGACTGATTGCCGCCAAGCCCCCAAACCCAGGCTCCCTCAATGCGATCGATGAAGAACACATGCCCTTGCCAGCTCGAAGACCCCCGCGGGATCACACCGATATCACCGGGCTGCGCATCCGCGATCTCTACGGGCACGCCCCAATCGAGATAAGACCGCGCCGTCAGCTTGCGCGTTGAGCGAATGCCCGCCGTCTCCAGGCAATGCCCCACGAAGGCCGCGCACCACGCCACAGAGTCGTGTTCGACCCAATCGTGGCCGACCGAGACGTACATCTCCATAACTGTGGGGTTATTTGCGGGGCCCGGGCCCTCGGTGGCGCCGATATACCCACGGGCAATTTCAAAAGGTGTCATGATGCTCTCCCATGCAAAAAGCCGCCCCGGAGGGCAGCGCTTGATGTTCGTGGTCGTATTCGTGGTTGTGTTCAGCAGCGTGCTGTGCGGCTTATTTCTTGCGGCAGAGCCACGCCGTCATCAGGGCCTCCGCCCCGCGCGGTCCCAAATACGCCAATGTGGCCACAAGCCCCGTGCGCACCGGCTGGCCAAGGTCAAAGTGGCTTGCAACAGCCTCGCCAATGATGGCCATGCCGATCGCCACGGGGATTTCCCACAAGAGCTCCTTGCCAAAAAACCGCCGCCGGCCCAGCTTGACCTCACCCGAGTGATACATCAGCCGCCCCGTAAAGGCGCCGATCAGCGTGGTCACCGCCCCACCAAACAAGCTGTTCAACGTTTCTAAAAAGCCCTGCTCGGTCATGGGCGTCTCCTTTGTTGCTCACTTGATCTGTTTTAATATTCCCCACCATCGAGCAGCGCCTCAAAGGCACTATCGGCGGTATTGCGCAGGCGTAGGGTCGGCGGCGTCGTGCTGGTGTCGAGCCACAGCATGCCCGGCGCGGTGGCCGCAGGTTCCACCCCACCGCTGTTGGTGGAGCGCAATGCGGCGACAATCTGGTTGATCTGGGCACGCACGGCCGCCCCGTTGTCGTTGATGATCACAAAGCTGGGTGTTTGGGACACTAGGCCACCTCATCTGCTATCAGCCGCAATTCCGAGACGATCGGCGTAAAGGCCGGATCACTGGTTCTAAGCCAGGCCCGCGCCTCAACCGCGTGCGCCTCGATTTCACTGTTGTCGATCCGCCCCCAAGGTCCCCAGGCGGGGTTGGCACCCGTGGGATCGTCATCGGTTTCCCGGACCTCAAGCACAACGTCGATATCGGCGCCTTCGGAGCCGTCAAAGTCGGCCCAGGCATCGATGGGCGTCATGCGGTCATCGATGTAATCCGACAGGGCCGAGGCCCCGACCAGGATGTCCGAGCGAAGCCGCACCCGCTTCAGGCTCCCAAGATCAAGGCGATCACCAAAGCTGTAGAGCCCCTCAAGGGCTGTGACCTCAGGCCTGCCCGAGGCATCGGGCGCGCTCTCAAGCTGCAAGGTTCCGCTGACCGCTTCAAGATTGGTCTTTGCCCCGGCAAAAGCCGGCTCGGCCGCCAGCGTATTCAGCTGCGCAAAGCTCAGGATCTGCACGCCCTTGGTGCTCACCGTGCTGACAGGACCAATGCGGCCCTCACTGTCTTCCGCGCGCAGCAGGTATGTCCCGGGTTTCAGCGGGACGACCGCAATGGCCTCGCCGCCCGAGACGCGGTCCATCAGCGTGGAGTTCGCCCAGGTAGCCGCCAATTCCTTGCTGTGCCTTATAATGACATTGCCACCAACGCGCACATCCACATCAACCGAGCGCTGCCATTTCAACACGGCAAGACCGCCCGCAGACTGGATGGTCAGCCCCGTCAGCGCAGCCGGTGGCGCCGTCAGGCCCACGATCTCCAAAGCCCCTTCGCGCCAGACCGACGAGACCCCCAGCACCGAGATCGCCTTGATCCGCACGTCCCATTGGCCCGGCTGGATATCGCGCAACTCCATCACCGTGCCGGAGGTGCGACCCCGGTCCAGCCACGCACCCCCGTCCCCTCCATCCCTGCGCGTTTCTACCTGATAGGTATCGACAAACCCCGAAGCCGCGGGCTCCCAGGCGATCCGTGCCAGAACTTTGACCGCCGAGCCATCGCGTGTGACATAAAGCTCCTCGGTGATCTGCGGCGCACCCGGTGGCGCGATGTCAAAGGCCGAGGGCAGCGTCGTGCGTGGTGCTGCCGCATAAATCTGTTCTTCTGAGGCGTCCCAGTCGTAGATCAGCGGAGAGGTTTCCCGCAGAAGGAGTTCTGGCGCCAAGCGTGGACCCGGTCCGACCTGCGTCAGATCCAGCCGCACTGCTTCAACCTCAAAGGGCTTGCCCTCAGGCAGAGCCGCGCCGCCAAAGCCCCATCGATCATAGCGCACATATGTGGTCTCTCCCGCCGCCAAGCGCCAGGCCTTCAGTTTGCCCGCCACCTTCAGGCTCATTTGCCGCCGCGCGCGTTCCAATTCGATCTTGGCCAGACGCTGCGCCATGGACGCCGAGATCGTGAAGGGCAGCGAGATATCCCGCCAGACCCGCTCGCCATTGTCCTCCAAGCGGTAGGCTTCACTGGCATAGGCCGGAAAGTCATCAGGCTGCCAGCTGTTCTCCGGGCTGACAAACTGGCCCCGCACCGCATTAAAGTTTGACGCCCGGCTTTGCCGCGTGGTCAGGGTCATTCCGCCGTCGCGGACCTCATCGGCGCTGATCGTGGTTTCTGGCACGCGGTAGGCCCCCGCCCGCATGCGCCATTGGCCCGCTTGCCAGATGCAGCGGCCTGCCATGGCTGTCAGCATCGCCTCGATAATGGTTTTGGGCGTTTCCGAGAGCGAGACCACGCCATTGCAGGTGTAGCGCGGCTCGCTGCCACCTGCAGCCAGAAGCACAGCCTCATCGCAGATATTGGCGGCCTCAATCAGACTGTCCGTCTCGATCCCGTCCGCGCCCCCGATGACTGCCCCGATGCCATAGGTGGCATGGGCCATGTAATCGGCCACACAAAGCGCCGCATTGTCCGTGTAACCCTCCTGACCCGTCCGTGGATCGAGGATGTCGGCCTTGCCCTCGAGATCGACGGTGATGTTTGGAATGCCCCCTGGAAAGGCGTCCGCATCATAGGTGAGCCGCAGATAAATCGCTGCACAGCCCGCAAGGCGGTGAGCATTCGTCCAATGCTCGGGCGCCGCCGCAATGAGCCCCACAAAGGCGGTTTGATCATCGACCCCGAGGCGCTTTTCCACGGCAACCTTGCCTGCCCAACGGCCCTGGGCCGCCCCTGAGGCATCAACTGCTTCCTCACCCTCAAAATAGATCGCCCCGATGGATTTGACGCGGTGGGCCGCCAGCACCACCACCAAGTGGAGGTCTTTGTCTTTCGCCCCTGTGGAATGCAGGAACACGATCACACCGCCCTTGCGCGTGCGGCCGTAGACCATTTCGCGGGGCATCACCGGCTCGCGCACCGTCACCGTGCGGGCCTTCATTTCCATCTGGCCCAGGCTTGGCGTGGGCATCAGCGCCTGTGCGGCAGCTGATAAGAGCATCGAGGCCCCGAACTGGGCGGCAAAGCCGACCAGACCCGTGGCTGCAAAAGCCGCGGCCACACCGCCCGCCGCAATGGCCGCACCCCCGAGGGCGACAGCACCAAGAACCACGGGTGGCATTATCTACGTACTCCAGGCGAGACGACAAACAGAAAGCGGCAGGCGCACCAGACCGTCAGGTGCCACAAAAGCAGCCTTGGAGCCGATGACGACGCCAAAGGCTTCAGGGTCACCGCCCAAAATCAGGTCGCCACGTTGTGCGAAGCGTGCATTTTCAAGCGGGTCGCCCAACAAGGCGCGCCCGCCCTCTTCAAAGCTCGCCCAGCCAAGGCGGCGCAACACCCGCCCGCAGCCGATCGGTGTGTTATAGCGCCCCCGCCACAGCGCCGCATGATCCGGGCCGTTCGTCAGATCGCGGTGCAGATCGAAGGCCCAGGTCGCGCAATCGTGCTCGCCCCAGACAAAGGGCCGCGTGCTGGCCTGCTGGATCGCGTCCGCCAGGACCTGCTCCCAATGGGGCACGCGGGTGACCATGCGGGTGGCAACGTGGTTCTGTTCCATTAGCCGCGCCCCCAGGTGATTTCCTGATCCTGGATGGCTGTCACATGCTCAAACCCACGATCGCCCGGGTGCAGGACCTGTTGGCCTTCATGGGTGTAGCGCCAATTGCGCGGCACGCTCAGATCAATGAGCCGGCTTTCATAGCTGATCGTGATCCGGCAGCTCTGCCCATCCTCTTGTAGTTCCGGCACATCAAGACGACCCGTAAACGCCTGCACGGGATCTGCGATCACTCTGCGCTCCTCTGTGAGCAGCGCCAGCCAGATACGCCCCGCTTGACCCTGGCGCGCCTCATCGATCGCAAGACCCACCAGATCGAGCGGCACGCCCGAGAGCGACACTGTTGTACCAGAGGCCACAACGTCAGAGGTTTCCTCGAGTGCGCCAAGGCCAAGAAGGACACCGACGCCGGTCCAGGTCTTGCCATCCCAGTCAATTGGGCCTGGGCCCGTCCAGATCCGCACCATGCCGGACGGGAACGCCCCCTCAAAAAATATTGCAGGCTGCAGATCAGCCCGGTCGAGCGCCTCGGCAACAGAAGGTGTCATATCCCGGCTCATAGCGCCTCGCGGGCTGACAGGGTGAACCGGTGACGCGCCACGCGCTCAATCCGGGTTGGCACCGCGCCTGTCGGGCGCAGTAGCACCTGTGGTCTGTTTCCCTCCAAAGGGGTATTGGCGGGCAGCGCGCGGCGGATCGCCGGAAAGAGCGTGAGTGTTGCCAGACCATTGATATCCGCGGTGACATCAAAGGCGATCTGGTGCAGCCGCGTGTCGCGCGCGGTACCGATGGAGAGAAAGTCCCCTGAAGCCAGCGCGGGCAGTCCCGGCGGCCAGCCTTGCGTTTGCACGACATTGCCGCCCGTAATGGGGGCCGCCAGCGTGATCGGTTGCGTCAGCCCTTTTGGCTCAATCGAAGGGTCGGCAAACAGCAGCAGGCCGCGGCCGGAGCCAAGCGCCGTGAGGGCCGCAGAGACAGACCTTGCCAGCGGTCCGGATTGCGCGGCAAACTCAATGTCGTATTCCCACCATTCTCCGCCCCAGTCCTGCACTTCCGTCGTCCCGGTAAAGGGCGATTGCGTCTGACTTGTCGCGGTCACGAGCCGTCGCTCAATGCCTGCCACCCAGGTGCGCGGCAGTTCCACAATGACGCTCATGCCATCCGTCCCCGGCGCATGGCATTGCCAACAGCGGCCACCGCAATGCGCTCAAACTCGGGTTGGGCGCTGCGCATCACTGCAGCAATCTGCTCGGCCACGCCCATTTGCGCGCCACGGGCATCGACATTGAGATGAACAGCAACGGGGATACTGCCGCCTGCGCCCCGCGCAACCTCAGCCCGCGACAACACCCGTTCACCCCGCTGCAAAATCGTGGGCACTTCATCGGGCCGCAATCCTGCCCAGGAGCCAGCCGACCCCACGGTGCCACCGCCGTGCATACGTGGCGCACCGGCAAACACCGCTGCGGGCACGGCGCGTGTATGGCCGGAGATCCCAACCGTGCCGCCGGCATGCGAGACCGCAGCTGCAACAGAGCCACCTCCGCCGAAAGCGCCTGAGAGCGCGTTGGCAATGGGTCCCAGCACCGCATTCTTGAATGCCAACACAGCTAGGTCGGCGAGGATCGAGCGCACCAGCCCCTTGAAGTCGAGCTTGCCGGTTTCCACAAAACTGCGGAAGGCGCTTTCGGCGCCAGAAAAGGCGCTGGACAGCGTTTCGCCGAGACCTTTGCCCCAGTTCAGGGCGTCCGTGGCATAAGAATTCAGGGCTTCCGAGACGGCGCGCCAGCCGGTCACAATTCTCTCTGCAGCGCCGCCACCAGACCCGCCGCCGCCCACAGCATCTCCGGCCTGTGCCATAGCACCCGCCAGACGGTCCGCGGAGGCGGAGGCGTCATCCAGTGCGGCAGCGCCATCCTCACCGGTACTTGCAACAGCATCGCGGAGTGCCGCCCAGGACGTCAGCGGGGCTGTAGCGCCAGCCGCCAAATCGGTGGCGGCCTGCCGGTAGGTGTTTGCGGTAGCGAGCGCCTCCGCGGCACTTCCATCAAGTCCAAGGTCGGGCGCTGTGAGAGGATTGTCCTCAAAAGCCCTTCGGAAGGCATCAGCTGCTGCACTCCCTGCATCCGCCGAAGCACCCGCGAAAGGATTTTCGATATCGCCAAGACTGATTTCGCCAATCTCGCCGAAGGTGGTCTCGATGCCCACAGCCGCCAGCGCATCGCGGATCTTCCCCGTAAAGGCATCAATCCGGGCGATCGCACCATTCAGCATCGCTTCAATCCCGTCGAGCATGCGGTTCGCCGCCGCGTAAACAAGGTCTCCAATCACGGCCGGCAGGCGGGACCAGATTTCGCGGACGGCGAGAAGTGCGCCCTCGAAGGTGTTGGCCGTGGCGTTACCAAAGGCGACAACGCTCTCGATCGCGCCCGCCATGCCCGTCGCAGCATCAGCTTTCAGGTCATAAAACATCGCCGTGGCGCGTGCGCCTGCAGCCGAAGCCCCTGTCTTGATCCGGTCCCAGACCTCGACGGCCACATCCTTTAAAAGGCCCATGGCCGCGCCAAAACCGCCCGCACCAGAAGCCAGCCGCGTAAACCAATAGACCAGCTCCCCCGCACCGACTATGAGCGCACCGATACCGGTGCGGATGAGCGCACCCTTGAGCACCACCAACATCGTGGCCAGCCCGCGTACAGACAGGGCTGCCACCGCCATTGCCGCCACCCAGCGGCCAGCCAGGAACGTGGCAAAGGTGCCCGCATAGATGACCAGCCGATCAAGATTGGCCAGCAAGGTATCAAAAGCCCGACTGATCGGACTGGTCGAGGAGGCCAGTGCCACAAAGGCATTGGCCATAGCCTCAAGTGACGGAGCCAGCGCCACAGCTATTTTATTGCGCACGCCAGTAAAAACCTGGCCGATGCTGACCAGCGCCAGCTCCGACCGGCGCATGGCCGCTATCGCATCCGCATCAAGCACCGCGCCAAGCGCCTGCGCCTGCGCTCCAAGCCGTGTCATCTCTGCCCCGCCGTTTTGCAAGAGCGGGATAAGTCGTGTCGTGTCTGAGGCCATGGCCTCGAGATAAAAGGTCAACTCCTGTTGACTAACGCCTGCGCGCTCGAGGCTATTGACGTAGAGTTGCAGCGCTTCCGGCCCCGAAAGCCGGGCGAACTGGTCCGCCGTCACCCCCACTCTTGGCGCGATGTTCTCGAAGAAATCCGCCATCGGACCGCCGCCCGTCTGCAGGAAGTCGCCGACGCGGTCGTTCACGTCCTTCAGGATATCGGCCAGCTTCTCTTGCTCGATCCCCACCGTGGCCGAGGCCGCCGACCAGCGCTGGAACACCTCCGGTGCCGCATTTGCAACTTGTGACAGCTGATCAATCTCATTGGCGGCAGCGACCGTCGAGCGGGTCATTGCAACAACAGCACCGGCCAAGGCGACCGCAGCAGCTGTCGCGGCAATCTTGGCGCGGCGCGCAAAAGCCGCCATGCGCGCATTGGCTTGATCCAGCTCCCGGCTCAGACGCCCCATACCCCGCGACCCGGCCGCACCAACGCCCTCCAACTCGGCGCGCACTTGCCGCCCGCCAGTCGCAGAGAGGCGGACGGAGACACGTTTTTCTGCCATGAGAGTAAGACCTCGGAATGCGATGATACCTCGTTTCCATTGGGAACGAGGTCAGGTTAGGCTTGATCCGGCTTGCATGGTTTCATTGATCTTGCGCACCATCATCGCCTCGATCGGCGGCAGGAGTTCCGCGATGATCAGGGGCGAGAGCCCGAGGGCTGTCCCAAGCTGAAGGGCAGCAGCCATATCCCAACCGAGGACAGCGCCGCCGCTCATCCCGCCGGTCACGCTTATCTGACCGCCGAGGCGCTGAACCAGATCCCAGACCTGCCAGCCCTCAAGTGTCAGCGGTTTGTGAAGGATGCGCGGACAGTCCGCACATACGGAGGGACAAGCCGCGCAATATTCACCGCCCCCGCCGAACTCCCAGTCGGCGAGAGCGGTCAGGCGTTTTTTTCCGCATCCAGTATCAGCGCGCCCGCGATATATGTGGTCTGGAACGCCTCGAAGATCGGCCAGAGCTCCAAAAGCGCGTCTATACCGTCCGGCGTGACAGACAGTGGTTTGCCCTCCGCGTCGCCCACACCCTCCCAATCGTGCACGACGATGCGGGCAACCGCCTTGGCCACGATGCGCGCGAGATCGTCGTTGGAGGGAGTATCTTCGCCCTCGGCCACCTGCGTGGCAGCCAGGATCGCCGGATCGCTGCGTGCGGCGAGCATGACCGCGGTGGTCAGAGGCTCTACAAACAAGCGGACGCCGTGGCCGAGATCTAGCCATTCTGGTTCCGTCGACAATCTTAAACGCAACATATACTGTTCTCCTATATTATCGGTAAAGGCACTGACAAAATGACGGACAAAGAGCTCATGGAAACATCCATTGCACTGGAAATCACGCGATTTCAGCGCGACAGCTTAAAAGACCAAATCGATCAACTCACTTCGCAACTTCAATCAACAACGCAAAGAGCCGAGCGCGCCGAAGCACGTTTGCACGACACCACGGTCATGCTGTCAAATCTCAGTATGCAGGCGACTGCTATGATCAAAATGTCATCAGTTTCTGAAGTATTCATCGAGGGTCGCGCCGTTTTAAAGCTCATAAATCCTGTCTTTGCTCCCTCCAAGGCGGTGATGAAGCGTCCTCAATAAGTTTCTCGATCGTTCACCAAGCTGACGGTGCACATACGCCCCATCACCGGATCGCTGGCCGCCTGCCAATCAAAAGTCGCCTGCACACCCTGCGGGCCTGAGATCTCAATGCGCGGCCGCGGTAGGTAAACGGCGTGGGCGGCCAGGGTCAGGGTTTCGCCAGAGGCAAGCGTGTAAGAGAACTCCAGCGTGCAAGGCTCGCCATTGATCGCTTGGGTCACCAAGCTTTGATCAGCAAAGCGCACGACCACATTGCCGGTGAGCGCTGCAATTGAGGGATCCGCCCCGTCGATCTTACCATCCGCCCGGATGGTCTCAATGCGGTCGAGATTGTTGGCGTAAGTAATATCGGCGGAGACAACGTTGCCGATATTGCCGCCATTGCGCGTAATAGCACCGTTGAAGTGGCCGAAGCGTTTCAGCGTGATACTGGCAGGCGTCCCGACGGACGTGGTCGAGGAAATTGTCTCGCCCTGGGCCACGATGCTGGCCGTAGCCGTCAGAAGTCCCGAGCGCGCCATTTGCCAGTTGAGACTATCAACCATGCAACCCGCATACATCGCATAACGTGGCACTTCCGGCATGCCCGTCTCGATTGAGAAGCTCGGGAGCGACCAGTTTCCGGATTGGAACGCATGGGTATAGGGGGCGTCGGCGCCAGTCGTGGCTGGTTCTCCAAAACATGCCTTGAGCCAAAAGCCAAAGGCCTCAGCATCGATCGGAACAACAACATTGCCATCCGCCGTCACCGCATCCTTAATCGGCGCCTGCGGATCGCGCCCGTAGCCCAAAAGTTCCGACGTCTGAAGCGGTTGCTCCGCGCCAAGCGTCGTGCTGGCGAAGGGCATTTTGGTAAAACCGCTCGCAGGCGGCATGCCATAGGTGGTCTCGAACGCCAGCGCCATCTGCGCTCGCGCCCCTTGGGCTCGTGCCATATTTCAGTTCCTCTCAGATAGTGCGCCGGTCCCAAAAACTTGACACATGATGGTTTTGTGGCAAACAGAGAGGCGAATTTCTAATAAAAGTATCAAATGAATGTTCAACAAATCCAAACCCGAGAACAAACAACCCGCGCAACTGCCCTATGCACCACCTGCCGATAAGATCCCATTAGCCGATAAACGACGCTCTGTTTTGAATGAAGGCGTTGTGATCAGGGGCGATTGGACAAGCGATGGTATTGTCGAGTTTGGCGGATCGCTCATTGGTGATCTCAGCGCCGAGGTTTTGATCATAAACAAAACTGGTAAGTTGATCGGAAACACGCGTGCAAACACAGTCACAATAGAGGGCAATCTCGAAGGATCTGTTGCTGCAATAAATGTAATGATCAAATCAAGCGCCCATATCAGAGCAGACATCTCTGCCGAAAAAATTTCTATGGAGTCGGGCGCAAATATCGAGGGAAGATTGCGCATCAAGCCAAAGGCCCTCTGAGAAAGCAAACACCGTCGTCCATAACGACGCTTGCTGAGGCCTTGGCCCCTTAACGCCTGAAGGCAGCAGAGGAGTAAGAGAATGGGACTGGACTTCAAGAAGAAGCCGCGCAATCGGCGCTCTCATCTCTATTTTAAGATTGGACTCGCTGTGGTTTTGGTTGGCGCCCTCCTTTTTTTATGGAGACTGCAGTGATGCACATTCAAGAGCTTAACCCAGTGGGTCCTGTGTCGAGTACTGTAAAACAATAGTTATTAAAGCTGCCTTGAGGCTTGTACCGCCATCGACCGGCAAATCGACGAGTTGTGGCGCCTCCGCTTCAACCCAATCACAAAGTCCACCCAAAGTTCGGTCTTCGGTAAGGGCTGCGCCAATGCTGGCGGTCAAAGTGTCAAAGTCGGCATCACGGTCGGGTCCCTGCACGACCGCCTCGATCTCGGCGCGGTGCTGGTAGTGGTAGCGCAGCGGTGACAGCGTCACCTCTGGCTCACCCGGCTCGCCGTCGCGCAGGATCATCAGCCCCGCGGGCGGAATGCGTTCAGGCAAGACCTCGCCACGTAATGCGGTGGCAGGCACCATTAAGAGCCGTGCGTGTAGCGCGGTGAGGATGGTTTCGCGAGGGGTGCTCAAGCTTGAGTTCCTTCAGGTGGTTTTCCCCTCTAGACGCATCTTGAGCTCTGCCAGTTCCGGTGAAGCGTCGCCGAGGGTGGGTTTAGACGCCTCAAACTCATCTTTGATTTCTGCGAGGCGCGATTTAACGACCCTGTTGACCAAGTCGCGGTATTTGGCGTCGGTACGCTGTTGGTTTCCGATTTTTTGGCCGATTTTTCGTCGGTCAGGATCTTGACCATGTGACCTAATGGCAGACACGGCAAACCAAGCTAGACGAGGAGTCCATTTGTCTCCAATGGCAGTCTTTATCAGAAGCTTGTTCAGCAGATGACTTATTTCTGAAGCCGTACCAATCCCGTTTTTCTTTGCCGCCTCAATTACGGCTTGGATCTTGGTGACCTGCTCAAGCTTACCAAATCTCAGGAAATCTAAATGTGGTTTATCGGCACTTGCGATTTTTGGCGGATGTTTCTTGTAGATGTCCTGCATTCGGATGGACGGTTCGCTTGACCGTTTTTGAGCTCCGCGCTGCATTGACCGTACTTTTGCTTTACTCAAGTGGGCCCCCGGTAGATTTTTTTTGTTATATTATAACCATCTGTCCCCTAGGACACCACCGCAATAAAAGGACGTTCGCAGATATTTTACAAGAGATGCCTCAAGTAAACCCAAGAGACTAGACAGAAGAACTTGTCACAATCGGCCAATCAGCCAATTTTCCACGATCAATCTCGACACGGAGCCATGCGCGCGCTCGGCATCCCGCGCGAGACTGAGCCGTTTCGACAGCTTCACCTGTGGGACCAGGAGAAAAATCGGCACAGTACTCTGCCCACGCCTGTTCTTGGATCGAGAGGCTACTCCCAGCCCACGACTGGTTAGCCGACCCTCCGCCACCAAGAGGCTTGGTCCACGGCGCCGATACACAAACCGAAGCCGCAGCCCACGACGACGTTCCCACTCGCCCGGCGTAATTCGTCCGCCTTTCAGACCTTTACCTGCCGCAGCAGTCGGGATTGCAAGCCAAAATCCATCCCGCGATCGGATCAGTGGGCCAGTGTCATGGGCGCTGATGATGACCGGCGCCTTGGACCAGACGAGCGCCGCCGCTTGGAGGCTTTGGCCAGATCTCGGATAGGTCTGGCTTCGGATCGAATTTGCGAGACGAAGCCCAAGACCCGCCTGTGCGATCTGACCGCGCCAGGCGATTTTGAGGCCAGACCCAGCTTCACGCATCGCGGCGCTGACTGCTTTTTCACCGGCATTGATCTCAGCGGCCATCACGGCGACGAGGTCCGGGCTGATTTCGAGGCCGAGTTTCATGCGGGTGCAAGTTCAATCGTCCAGATGAGCCGCTCGCGATCACGGCTGGGTTCGCCCTGGATCAGAAAGGTTTCCTCGCCGATCAGGATCTGCTCCTGCGGCCGGGGGTCTGGAATTTCCACCACTTGGACGTCAATCCGAATGGTGTCTGACATGAGCCGCGCCGAGCCGAACTCAGTGATCTCATCCGGGCGGCGCAAGATGCCCCGCGCCCTCGTGAACCGCCCCTCAGCATCGCGATGCCAAATCTCCACCGCGATGTTGGGATCCTCAAACAGGACCCCAAGCGCCTGCGCAAAGGCTGTCATTAGGTCCGCTTGGCCGAGCGCAGCACCTGTGGCCGGGTGCAGATCGGCAGTGGGTTGCTTTCGATCTCAAGGCGCACCCATTCGTCACGGTCGCGGTCGGGGATCATGCGCGCATAGAGCGGCAGGCCCAGCGTGTTGACCGTCTCGAAGGTGTCGGCGGGGGCATAGTAGATCTCGAACAGCCCCTCGACACCCTCAGGATAGAAATACGCCTTGTCAGTCGGCACGCCGAAGCCAAGACCCCCGCGATAGCGGCGGAAGGTGATGCCGCCGAAGCTGACCTCCTCCCCTACCCTGCCCCGCAGATCGGCGGCAGCGGCAGTGTTGAGATAGGTCTCGCGCACCTCCTTGTGGGCCACCAGATCGGCAAAGAAGGCCGAGCCGCATTCGGCGCGCAGCTGGATCTGTCCTGCTGCCAGCCCGCCCAGACTGTCCTCCACGCTTTCGATCATCGCCTGGCAGCGCTTGCGCAGGGCGCCCGAGCCTGGCGACTGGTTATCAAGATCAAAATCAACCTCTGCGGCCGGCGTAATTCCGAACTCGGTGTAGTAATTGGCCACAGTGGCCCCGTCGCGCGGGTCCTTCACCACGCCCTGGATGCCGTTGAAGAGGTGGAACTCAAAGGTGGCTTCCGCATCGTTGCGCAAGCGCGCCATCTTGCGCGCCACTTCGGTCTGCACCTGCTGGGTTGCGGTCTCAGAGCCAAAGTCACGGATCGCCTGGATTTCCGAGGCCCAAAGCACGTCCTGTTTTTTGAACTGGCGGCAGACAAAGGCACGCATATCGCGCCGTTCAGGCACTTGTTGCTCATAGGCCGAGCCGCGCTCCGAGAACGGGATCAGCTGCAGCGTGCCATCGCGGCTCTCAATCATCACGGTGCGGCTGCGCACACCGCGGCTGCCAAAGAGGCTCGCACCCGACAGGATGGCCGGTTTGAAGGGGATGTTTTCGAGCGCGCGGGTCAGCTCGATAATGGAGAAGGCATCGCCTTCAAAGATGTCCATGGTGGCCACAGGGTGCCTCCTTTATATTTGACAGGAACGGGAAAGCTGCGCGCGATCAGCGCAGGATGATGCCAAGCGCGGCCAGTGCCGTGGTGGCGGTCGTGATCTGGGCCGCAGTGGCACCCTCGGGGAAGGTAATCTCGTGACTGTTCACGATGGCAGGGCCGCGGATGACCGCAACACCTGGGGTATCTGCATCAGTGGCATCAGCCACTCCCCACAGGATACCAGCGGCATTCTGGCTGCCGTTTGAAGCAGTGGGTGCGAGGCCCGTGTATTTACCACCCGTGGTGATCTTGCCCAGCACGGTGCCCGGCGCAAGCTTGCCTGCGCCGGATGCGAGGGTGACGGTTTCGCGGGTGTAGTCGCGCAAGACTTCCCAAACGAGGAAGCCGCCGTGATGCGGCCCTTCGGTTAATTTCGGCATGGGAGATTATCCTTTCAATTTGAAGGTATGGGCGATGACATCGCCCCAGGGGCGCGCCGTAGGGTTGGGCCCGGGTTGTGGATGATGCGGGCTGATCTGCGGTGCAGCCTCAGCCTTTGCGTCCAGCAGGCTGGCACGCACCGCATCAAGACTGGCGTCCTCCTCGAGGAACCGTCCTGCCATTTTTGGCTGACCAGCCAGGCGGCAGAGATCGATGATGGCGCGGGCATGAGACATCGCCTCAGCGCGGATTGCCCCAGCGTCGGGTGGTGCATCGGGTGGTGCGTTGGCGGCTGCAGCGCAGTTCTCTGCCGCACGCGATTGGGCGTTTCCGGCTTGAACACCCTCGCCCTGCCTACTTACCTGCGATGGATCATCGGTTGTGGGCACAGGATCAACGTTCCCGGCGGGAACCTTGGTCGCCGGATCAGATGGGATTGGCGCAGCATCATTGCCTGCCACATCGTTGTCGTCTTCAACGATTTCCTTGGCTGTGGTTGCGGGGTCAGGCGCGATGGCCTCCACTGCCTCGACCAGTGTGGATGGCGCGTTGCGGAACCGCCCAATATCAAAACTGGCAGCAACGCGCACCGGCTCTGCCATGCGGGTGGCCAGCCCCGCCTCCAACGCATCTTTTGCATCAAACCAGGTCTCCGCAGACAGCAGGGCTGCGATCTCATCCTCGGGCTTGCCAGATTTGGCCGCATAGCAACGGGTCATGCTGGCCGCGATCTTATCCAGCGTTCCCGCCATATCGCGCATATCCTCGGCCGTGCCCATGACCAGCCCCGAAGGGTCGTGGATCATCAGGAAGGCGTTTTCCGGCATAACGATCTCGTCGCCCGCCATGGCAATGTAGCTTGCAGCCGAGGCTGCAATGCCATCAATCCAGACGGTGATTGTGCCACTGTGACGGCTCAGCGCATTGTAAATCGCCACCGCGTCAAAGACCGAGCCGCCGGGGCTGTTGAGGCGCAGATCGATCGCGGCATCGTTGGGCAGCGCGCCGAGTTCGGCCAGAAAGCCTTTGGCCGAAACGCCGTAAGCGCCGATTTCGTCATAGATCAGCACTTCCGCACCCGTTGCCCGGGCACGGATCGTGTACCAACTGTTCATGGTGTCACTCCTGTTTGGTGGCGGGCCCGGTCGCTGCCGCGTCATCGCCATTGCTTTGGTCTGCCCGATCGTCTGCGCCGTCATCCGGATCAGGACGCCGCGCCGGTGTCGCACCCGCACCTTGCGTCTCGCCAGGGCTGGTGCGGTAGCTGAGCCCCAACTGCTTAGTCCGCGCAGCATCGGCTGCGTTTTCGCGGTCGACCTCTTCGACGTCATAGCCTGTGGCCTCGACCACCTTGCGCCGCGAGGTAATGCCCGCCTCCATGGCCAGCACTTGCGCTTGAATGTCTTTGAGCGGATCGACCCAGTCCCACCGTGGCGGGATCCATTGCACCATGCGCGCAGCTGCGGGATCGGACAGGTCCAAGCGGCCTGCCAGTTGCGCGGTCTCCAGCCAGCGACGCCAGATCGGACGGCAGAGCTGATGCGCAATCACCCCGTGCTGCAATTGCTGCACGCGGCGGCGGAATTCGACAAGTTCGGCCCGCAGGCTCGAATAATTGGCCTGGCGCACATCGCCAGTAACAAGGTGATACGGCAGCCCCAATGATGCCGAGACCGCCAGCAGCGTCCGGTACTGAAACGCCTCATACCCGCCACCGACATCTGCGGGGCTTGAGAACGTCACATCCTCGCCCGGCAGCAATACCTGCATCGTCCCGGGCTCGAGGCTGGCCATCGCGGCGCCATCAAGATCGGCCTCACTCTCCCCCATCATCGGGTCTTCGGGTGCTGTCTTGGTGATGAAGCCTGCGAACATCGCTGCCGTTTTCTTACGATCAAGTTCCGCGTCGTCGTACTGATCGAGTAAAAACAGCCGCACCATGGCCGGAGCCACATGCGGCAGTCCACGGATCTGGCCCGCGTCAATGGGCCGGTAGATATGCAGCACGTCCTCGGCCGGGACGCGCACCGTTTCCGGTATGGCGACGCGCTGGTCGGTACTGTCACCGGGGTGGCTGCGGCGGAAATGATAGGCGACACGCCGTCCGATCAAGTCGAACTCGATGCCGCAGCGGATGCGATTGCCATTCGGGGCGGTCTCCGTTTTCTCGAAGGGCACCATTTCCGATTGCAGCAACTGCATCTGCAGCGGCACCAACAAGCCGTCCTCGGCCCGGCGGGGCCGCATCCGCACAAAACACTCGCCTGCGACGAACATCTCGCGCGCGACCATGGCCTGCAGCCCGTAGAAATCAGTCAGCCCATCGGCATCTGCCTCATCCGTCCACGCCAGCCAGAGCCGCTGGACCTGGTCCCGTAATGCTGCATCTTCAATCAGTGAGGACGGCTTGATGCCATCGCCCACCATGTTCGACGCGAAGGCCTCACAGGCATTCGCCGCATAACCATTCGTAACCACCAGTTCACGCGCACGCGCCAGCAGCTTTGGTCCACCAGAGGCCACCAGTGCGTTGATGTTTTCCAGAGGCGGGTTCCAGCCCCGCAGCCGGCGCTTGGACATCGCGCCCTCAAGACGTGCACGCACGGCAGCAGGACCGCCCCTTTCGGGACGACGAAACCGGTCAAACAGGCCCATAAATTACAGCCCCTTGGATGTGGTGATGCGGACCTGGCGGACGATGCGCCGCCCCTCGAGGACTGCGATCTCGCGGTCCAAGGCTTCGATAGCGCGGTCGATTTCAGCCACGCTGCGGTAATCCACCGTCTTGCCGTCATAGCTGACGCGGGCGACGCCAGATGCGCGTTGAGCTGAAAGCGCCTCGCGGCGGGTGCGTAAGTCGGTAATTTGCGCCATTTGGATTGACCTGAACTTATATTTGAGCTCTCTAAACTCGGAGCAAGTTAAGTGGACTGACCGATATGACCCCGGATGAAATTCTGTACGATTTTGGGCGTGACGATATTTTTCCAAAGGCAGCGATGGCTGCAGCAAGCGCAAAACGCGAAACCATGGCGCCCATTTTTATTGAGATGATTGACCGGTTGGCCGAACTGGACATTGAAGTCATCGATGAACCGTCATTGATGGCTTTAATCCCCGCTGTTCATCTGCTTGCTGAATGGCAAGAGCAGCAAGCATATCGCCCTTTTCTCCGTCTGATGCGGGTGCAGCCTGAACGCCTCAATTACCTCTTGGGAGACGCTATTACCGAGACGATGTTCCGCGCCGTAGCCGGCACTTTTGATCAGGATTTGAAGCCCCTGTATGAGTCAATTGATGACGCCGCAGCTGACGAGTTCGCACGCGTATCCCTCATGAGTGCACTCGTCCTCATCGCGCAGTTACATCCTGATCAGCGTGGATCAATCGAAGAATATTTACGTGGGTTTTCTGCACGCCACGCAGATGTCTCTGAAGAAGTGGCCATTGGATGGATGGAAAGCATCGTCGATCTTGGGCTCGATGACATGGTTGAGCAAGTACACAATCTATTCGAGACCGGTGTCATTTCGAAAGACTACTGCCAATACGAAGATTTTCTTGAAGCACTTCACAAGACAATCGAGGCAGGTGGGTCTCGGGTCACGTCACGATACAATAAAGCACTGATCACGGATGCAATTGACGAGCTTTCCAAATGGCACAGCTATTCGGAGGGTTTTCTCGCGGAGCGGCGCGCCTTCAAGGGCAGAAACGCGCTCCGGATGGATCCTGTGGCGGAAACCATCGCCAATTTGATTGCAAAAGTCGGCCGCAACGATCCCTGCTTCTGTGGCAGTGGTAAGAAGTTCAAGAAATGCTGTCTGCATTGAGACTGAGCTGAACTCGGGGCAATCACCTCATATAATTCGATCGCATCGTCCGCCGCCGCGCAGACGGGCGGGGTGTTGATTTCGTGGGCACGTCACCCGCCGGTGTGGTCAGTTCTACAGCAAGCTGGCGCTCCAATTCCTGCCACCGCGCCTCCGACCAGCGGTCCGCCCCAAGTATCCACGCAGCTGCGCGGGCATAGACCCGACAATCCAGCGCCTCGTTGCGCTCGCGCAGCTTTTGCCATTCGAGCTTCGCAAACCCGCGCTTGTTCTTCACCGTCACAAGCTGTTCCGCTGTCAGCTGTTTGAGCCATTCGCTGTCAGCCCAACTGGGCAGATGCACCGTGCCCGCCGGAAACACAGCACCAATTGTGATCTCTTCGGGCGTTGGACGATCCTGACGCAAAAAGCGATAGGTCTCAGCTTTGAACGTCGAGGTCGCCACAGACCAGAGCCGCGCACCACGGCGCAAACGCTTGCCGCCGATGGTGGCGTCGACATAGGTAGGCCCCGTCACCGGGCTCGCGCGGTTAAACCCCTCGAGGCCTTTGACCGGCGCCACCTGTGCAAAGCCAACCTGACGCGCCCAGCCGTAGACCGCGCTGGTTTCATAGCCAGTATCGATAGCCAGCTTCGCGATTGTGAGGTGCTGACCGCTGGAATGGGCCCATGTCCGCCCCAGCAGATCGCTGAGTTTTTGCCAGCATGCGGGATCGCCCGGGCCACCCTCGATCACCACATGATCAATCAGCCAGCTTTGCAGGCCACGCCCCCAAGCCCAGACATCAATCTCGATCCGGTCCTTCTGCACATCAGCCCCCGCGGTCAGAAACAATCCACCCGCTGGCACAGTGCCGGGCTGCCATTCCTCCTTTTGCCCCTGCAGGCGTTGCCAGTCCGGCGCCTCGCCGCTTTCCATCCAGGTCTCACCCAACGAGGTGTTGATGAAGGTTTTCATCATATCATCCCCGCCAGCCCGTGCCGACAGAAAGGTTTTGACCATTGCGGCCAACCGGACCCACGGTGAATAAATCTCATTCAGGTGGAACCCGGCCGTACCAGCAAAGGGCTGCTCTGCAACCCAGTGCCCCTTTGACACAGCCGACCAGCGGGTCTCGTCACGCCAAGCTGCATCGCAATCCACGCAGTGATACCGTGCAGTGTCCGGCTTGTGACGGCCATCCTCGCCCTTGTCCCACTTTACTTGCGGCCAGGTCAGGATTTGATCATGACCACACTCGGGACATGGCACCCAAAACCGACGCTGATCGCTTTCCTCAAACGCCGCCTCGATCCGGCTTGCGCCCTTGTTCGTGGGCGTCGAGACCAGCACAATTTTGCGGTTCCAGAACGTCACCGTGCGCTTTCTTGCAAGGTTGACCGGATCACCCTCAGCACCTGCGCTAAACGGGTAGCGGTCCACCTCGTCGCATAGCAGGAGCCGGATTGGCCGGCTGGCCAGTCCCGAGGGCGCGTTGGCGCCCACGATGGTCAGGTGGCCACCCGGGAACCGCTTGTGCAGGATCTTGTTGTTGCCATCCCGAGATCTCGGATTGGCGATCTTATCTTGCAAACAAGGCGTATCCCGCGCCATCGATGAGAAGCGGTCCTTCGACCAGGTCTCTGCATCCCGCTCCGTTGGCATGACCACCATGATCGGGGCTGGGTCATGGTCGATGTGGAAGCCGACCATATTAAGGATAGATTCCGATTTGCCAATTTGACTGCTCGACATGATCACGACGGTTTCCGCCGTCGGATCCGAGATCGCGTCCATGATGCCGCGCTGATATTCCGCCCGACTTGTGCGCCATTGGCCAGGCTCAGCACTCGCCTCAGAGCTCAGCCGCCGGTTCTGATCCGCCCAATCACTGATCGTCAGGTCCGGCGGTGGTTTGAGAACCGCCAGTGCCTTTACCACCGTCCGCTTCAGCATCGGCGAGCCCGTCAATGTCAGGGTCGGTTTCAAATTCAATGTCTGGCTCTGCGAGATCATCAAGCACCTCGCGAATGGCGGCACGGATCAGGTTACGGGTCTCTCCGACTGTGGATTGCTCAAACGCCTGCGGCGCCAGCCGATCCGGCAGCCCCAAAAGACGGGTTCTCAAAAGTGCGAGCACAGCGATCCAGGCCACTTCGATCTGGTCCGCTGCAATCAGCGATCTGCGCTTTTCCTGCGCGTCCATTTCGGCAAGATCAGCACGCGCCCGAATGAACCGTGCACGTTCGGCCATGTAATCAGGAGCGCCAGCCTGCGCCTTAACTGCTTGGTCACGCAGGTAGCGCACATAGCCACGCACCGAGCCAATCAGATCATACTGGCCGCGCTCCGCCTTCGGGATCACCCCCTCTCGGCTCAACTGCTGAACCCGCCGTTCCGAGAGATCAAGAAGCTTGGCAATCACGCCAATGGGTTGGGTGGCTGCTGACATGCTATGACCTTAATAGTTCACTTTAAGCACATGAATTTGTGAACAATTCACTTGATATACCTCCACGCCAGAGCGAAGCTGACCGAGCAAAACACACTTGGAGCTGACCTCATGGACACCACCAGCATACGCCTGCCCATCCGCACACTACCGGAGCACTTCGACCGCAGCCGCATCACCGTCGTGCTCGACGAGATCGAAATGGCTCTTATGGACGATGGCGGCGTCTACGGCAAAACCCTTGCCGACAGCTTCACCATCACGGTCGAGGTCCCGACCCATCAGCTGATGGATGCCGCCAACTGCCTAAAAGGCCTCGGCCTAATTTAACGGCAAAGAGCAGGCTGGCGTTTCAGAGGTGGTTCTTCTCAAAGATACTGTATTGGAACCGCTGTTCGTTGCCCTTCGGTGTCAGATGAACATGAGCTTTCGCTGCAACAAGGTCAAAATGTGCAGGCAGCAGCCGGTTAATCTCTCCCGCAAGAGATTCAGGCGAATAGCGCTCCACCGGAAGTCCCGAGCATTTTTCAGGCCCATCTTCGGCAAAAGTGGCAATGATTGCTATTCCGCCCGGCTTGAGCGCTTTTGACAGCGCCCTCACATAGGCTGCGCGATCTTCAGATTTGGTCAGAAAATGAAATACCGCACGATCATGCCAAACAGAATAGTCGCGACGCGGTTCCCATTCGGTAATGTCGGCGACAATCCAGTCGACCTGTTGAGCGCGTAGTTCCAATCTGCCTCGACTGATCGACAGCGCGGCCTCGGACAGATCCAATACTGACAAAGGTCCAAAACCGTGGTTCAGCAACGCATCGACCAAGCGAGACGCACCAGCACCGATATCGATGAATGCCTCCCCGGCTTTCAGATATCTGAGAACCAGTTCAAGGGATGCTAAGGGAGTTTCTTCAAACCAGGTTAGCTCGTCTTCAGTACGAGCGCCGTACACGTCGTCCCAATGTTGATGTCTAGCCATCATCAAACCCTCCCTGCTGAGGCTGGGCTAGATCATAAAACAGGGTTTCACACAACATTAAAACTTTAACCATCTCGCAAGAGGATGGCCTCGAAGAGCCGCCGCAGAGCAAACGAGCGAACCAAGCTGACCAGTGTGAACACACAGCCTATTTGAAGATTTTGTGCCAGCGTCGTGTGCAGCCCAAAGACCGGAAAGATCAGGATCTGCGTCAAGACCGCGACCCCGTAGCCAACGATCACATTGGTAATCGCCTCCACCAGCGACATGAGGTGCGACTGTTTCATGCAGCGACACGCTCACCCTTCAGCGCGTCGAAAGCCTTGCCATCCCCATCCAGCACCGCCTGTTGCCCCGTAAATTTCTGCCACCGCTGCACCGCAACATCTACATATGCTGGATTGAGCTCGATCCCGTAGCAGACCCGGCCCGTAGTCTCAGCCGCGATCAGCGTTGTGCCTGATCCCATGAACGGCTCATACACCGCCTGGCCCGGGCTTGAGTTATTCAGGATTGGACGGCGCATGCATTCAACCGGCTTCTGCGTGCCGTGGACCGTTTTGGCGTCCTGGTCCTTACTTGGGATTTGCCACAGCGTCGTCTGCTTGCGATCGCCGGCCCAATGGCCCTTGCCGGTCTTTTTGACAGCGTACCAGCAGTTATGTGTGACCAGACCGTCGGCGATGTAATGCTGGTCCTTATCAACATCCATCGAGTAGACTGGACCGCTGAACGGCGCAGCATCATTGCCCGTGACGGTCACCCACTCGAAGTTGTCCCCGCAAGTTGGCATCGGTATCTGATGGAGCCCAGCAACAAGGTTGCATGCACGCACCTGACGGACGGCCTGCCGCGAGAACATCAGATTGTCAGATGCTGAGATGAAAGGATGCGCGCGCTCGAGCCGGTGATCCCGCATCAACAGACTGGCCCTGGCATCAAGCGCAGGCAGGTCCAACGCAGCATAGATGCCGCTGATCATCTCAGGTGACCGGTGGTTCGCTGAAGTCCACTGGTCGACCTCCCAATGGGTGGTCGGAATGCCATATTTGCAAGAGAGCGTCTGCTCGGCACATTGGGCAAGGCAGCCCGAAGGGTACGTTGCGACAATCCAAGCCTCATCGGCCTTGTTGTCAGACAAACGCGTCGCAAGCCCGAATCCCCTGGAGTTAAAGAGGCTAACCCGGCCGACGCGCCACCAGTCCCCACGCCGCATCAGATAGACGACCTGCGTGCCCGCGGCCTCTGCGCAAAGGCGGGCGGAGAAACGGTGCTCAGCCGTCGCGCGCGTGACCCGACCTGCGGCGGCGATCGTGTGCATCAAGCCATCATAATGTCGCTTGCCAAACCGGGTGACCTTGCGTCCACGGCGCCGGATTACACTTTCGTAAGAATTGTATGAGACGACGTGGTCGCCCTCTTGAAGCGTCTCAATCGGCACGGACGCGATCTGTGCGGGTTGCGATCCGGCGCCCCGCTCCACCACCTTCCAAACCATCGTGCCCGCGGGTTGGCAGGGTTCATGCTGCCAGTGATAATCGCCCCGGCTGAGCACCAGCCGCTCTTTGGCCCAGATAATCTGCGATCGGATGTTGAAGCCCGCCGCTTCCAAGCTTTCCGCCACGGTCGCTGCGTGCAGCGCGCCATGCCAGACGTAGGCGACGTCGCCGGGGAAAAGCGCCCAAGCCTCGCGCCAATCCGCACGATCATCGTTCATGACCTTGCCAGTGCGTTTGGTCTTGGCCGCTCCGGCTTGGTTGCGCCAGCTTGGGTCATATTCCACACCGTAGGGTGGATCGGTCACCATCAGTAGCGGTTTCACCGTGCCGAATAGACGCTCGATATCAGTCGCCACGGTGCTGTCACCGCAGAGCAGCCGATGGTTGCCAAGAACCCACAGATCGCCAGGGCGGCTGTTCGGATCCTCAGGTGTGTCGGGAATGTCGTCCTCACCCTCCTGCGCGCCGGTGCTATCCTCGAGGCTGTTCATCAGGGCGTTTAATTCATCATCGGTGAAGCCCGTCAGACCCAGATCAAAATCAGCCTCCAGCAGATCGGCCAGTTCGAGGTTCAGCAGGTCCTTGTCCCACTCGGCGTTTTCGCTCGAGCGGTTGTCCATGATCCGGAAGGCCCGCGCTTGAGCCTCGGTCAGCCCTTTAGCAACATGCACCGGTGCAGATTTGAAGCCGAGCTTGCGGGCTGCTTCCAGCCGCGTGTGCCCCGCCAGAACAACCATTGCCTCATCGACAACGATGGGCTGACGCCAACCAAACTCCTGAATCGACGCTGCAACCGTCGCAATGGCCTCGGCGTTGTTGCGCGGGTTGCGCGCATAGGGAATGATCTGCGCAAGTGGCAGCTCCAAAACGTCCATCAGATTTTCCTTGGATTTGGTCCCGAAACGAAACGGGTCTGGCCCGCGAAACGAACCGCAGGTCCGCGAAAGCGAAATGGGGTCAGAGGGCCATTTCGTTTCAAAGTGGTTTTACGCGCCCTCAGGCCCAGTGTTTATTGGGTTTGCATGCAAAGCGAAACGAAACGGGTGTTTTTCAGGGTGTCACTGGGAAAGCGCGGCACCTCGCCCCCCCGAATACGGTTACAAACAGGAGGGACCCGTTCAATTTCAATGGGTTACAGGTGTTTAGAAAATCGATCGCATCCAGTAGGTGGTTGTGCTTTACTTTCGATCATCAACATTTGGGACCTGCCGCTATGCCGAGTTGGACGCGTAAAACAGATGCTCTCTACGAACTGATCCCTGATGGCAGCAGCCGCTTTGTGCTTACCGTAGAACGGACAGCTGCTGGCAAATGGTTAGCGTTTGTCAGCGGCGCTGAGGTCGATGAGGGTAGAGCGTTTGCAAGCGAAGGAGCGGCCAAAAAGGCTGCGCTCGATTCATACGACAACTATTGGTCAGACTTCGAAGAACCATCCGACGGGTGGTAAGCGCTTTCAAACGAAAACGGGGAGAGACGTCTTCCCGACGCACTCTCCCCATCATACCTTTCAGGTAGCACAAATTTGTTGCAGATGTCGAACACAAAAGTGTTGCAACACTTTATGCAGCTGCAGCATTGCGAATGAAATCGTTAGGCCATTCGGCGGATGGTCAGGCAGGTGCTAGCAACAGATACGGTTCGGTTTCTTCTTGTTCGACCCGTTCAACATATTCTCGCCCGTTGATCTCGCGAGCGATCAATGTTCGGGCAAGGCTTGGCTGCGACGCAATTCGCATTCGCACCTCAGAGAAGTCCTGCGATATCCCCAACGCTGTAGTCTGATCATGGCCAAGCCGATCACGCATTAAATCTCGAGGCATCAAAAAAGCTAGATCTTCCAGCTTGGCCACTTGATGACGAGAGCGTATTTCCGCTGCTTCTTTCATGTCTAGCCAAAGCAGAGATTTGATTTGAGCAGAGCCACAAAGTGCCAAACTCGCCAACAGGCTTCTTACCAACCCGGCATCAACGCGGGCTTGGATTACAACTTCGACTAGCCCATTGTGAATTTCGTCAAAAACATAGCTCAGTCGCTCTTCAACAGATTTCACGACGTTCTCAGCGTCGGGCCGAACCTCGGCTTCCTGTAGGCGTTCAAGCGATGTGCGTACCGTTACGATTTTCGCTCTCAGATCCATTTCACGCCACTTGGAGGGCAGATCAGCAACCGACGCCTCTAGACCAACTATTGCTTTGTCGACCTGGTTCAAACGGCTCAAAATCATCGCTGTACTTGCAGCTGTAACACCAATTCCGATGACAGATGATGCGAGGCTCGCAACCTGCAACATCTGCATGGTCCCCATCATGGATTGCATTGCGTTTAACTTGCTCGTGATAGCAGCGTTTTGGGCTATCCCAATCAATCCTGTTGCGCCCGTAGGGTCAAATGAAAGGCCCGTCTGGAAAACCTTTTGCAATGCACCAGTCTCTTGAAGGTGCGCGACAATACGGCCAGTGGTCGCATCTTTTAACAAGCCTGATGAGCGAATGACCTCACCTGCTTCATATGCTGCGCGAAAACTCGATGGAACATCAAACGGAATACTCATGCCGCCATCTCCATACGCTTCAACGCAACGCCCCGCAGTTCGTTGAGAAGGACTTCCTTCAAGGAGATCGCCTTACTATCGTTTTCGGAGCCTAATACTCGTTTTGCAATTCCATCATGGATAGATGACTTAAATTTAGATTTCAGCGCTGATATCGCCTTGGTACGAACGGCGGGGCCTGCGGCCAAAAGCACAGCACTTCCCGCCGCTGCAGTAACCGCCACCGGAATGAGCGCACCACCGCCAAGCGTGAAAATTCCCAATGATAAACCCGCAGTTGTCAAACCACCTGCGAAGAATGGTATTCCCGCCGCAGGAGCTGCCGACACAGCAATCGCTGCCCCGGCTGTTGCCATTTCACTGTAGGTCCAATTGTTGTAGGTTTCGCCACCCTCGGCCTCTTTGGCCGAGGCGCGAAAAGACTCGTCCAGTTCGTGCGTCAATTCTTTGTAAAGGCGTTCGATCCAATCCGCGACGACCGGCTCGACTTTTTCAGCGACAAACTTGCCACGCTTCAACAAATCAGAAGCAGACATATCGTCAATGATTTTATCGACTTTGTAAAGCAATGCAGGCAACCGCTCTGGGATCGCTTCAGCAATCCTGTCACGCTCGGCCTCCCACCAATCAAGAATTTCTGCTCTCAATATTTCTGCCGGCATCTGCATGTTGTTCATCCACTCTATTTTTCCTGAATTGTCCGCTGAGAGCCACAATGACTGCAAGTGAAAACTCGCAGGTTTGACCACCTCTCGTCGCCGATATCAGTGATCCTCGAACTATTGTTTTCTGGGCAACGTTGGAAGACGCTGCCCAGTGTTGGTCAACCAGCGTTCAGCCGGGCCGCAATCTTGGTCAACGCGAGCTTGTGCTGCCGCCAAGCGGTGCTGCGATCAACGCCCAATTCGTAGGTGATCTCCTTCCAGGGACGGCGGGCCGCTCGCCACCAGATCAGCCGACGTTCGTCCTCGCCGATCCACAGCACCCAGTCGAAGGTCTGCTCCAGCCGGGTAATCGCTGCCGCCGACGGCCATACCCGCATCGGCTGCGGCTCCATCGCGAGGATCTCCTTTTCCGACCGCACGATCTGCGGCCATGCGTTGAAGTATCCCTGCACCCTCACCGGCGGCAGCTTGCGCAGGGTCCGGAACGCTTCTTCGAAATGATCGGCGACGTCGTCGGAGGTCCAAGTGCGATCAGCCATTGCGCACCTCCCTCACGGCAGGAAGCTTGCCATAGAGCTTGTCCCCCAGTTGGCGGACGAGTTCGCGCTCGGGCCAGGTCAGGCGCGGATCATCGAGCGACACGGCCAGCATGCGCTGCTCATGCCAGCCCTCGCGCTTGACCTGTTCCGGATCACGGCGGTGTCCGCCATAGCCTTTGGGGGTAAACCTCATGCCACACCTCCCCGGGTCTCTATGGCCCAGTGCAGGATGGCGATAGCGTCCGCCTCATTGTCATCCGCCGGGCTGAACCCACGCGCCCGTGCGGCGGCGATCATGGCGTCCTTGTTGGCGTTGCCCTTGCCGGTGGCGTGATGCTTGATCGTGCCCACCGGCACGCCCGCATAGGGAATGCCCCTTAGCTCGCCCCAGCTTGTCAGTGACGCCATGAGGCCTCCATAGACATGGGCCGCGTCAGTACCAGCGTGGCGGCGAACTTCCTCAAACCAGATCGTTGCAATCGGTCCAGACAGCCGATCGAGTTCGGTTAGCCAGTTGGTGAACCTCAGATAACGCATACCACCGCCATCGTAGCGGCCGGGCTTGAAGCTGGCGGTGCCGCTGGTGATCAGGCCGTCAAAGCCACGGATGGCCCAGCCGGTGGTCGTGCCGAGATCGAGCGCAAGTATACAGCGCGGGGTTTGTTTGGGTTGGGTCATGCAGACCTCCTCTTCGTTTTGATGAGCGAGGCGAGAGGACTGGCCGGTGAAGGCTGCGGTCTCGCCAAGCCCCGAAGGGTGGTCTGGTCAAGTCAGGCGCGGGGCGACGAGGCCGCCCGGCGGATTGTTCTAGGTTTCAAAATGGGTCAAATGAAGATTTACTCCACCTAACCCGTTGACCAACATGCGTATTATATAATTATTCAATTATTATATATTACATAAGGTAGGTCATTCTCTTTTAATAACGCGCGCGTACACGCGGGGGGATAGGTATCCTCTTGAAAGATTGAAGAACGTGAGGGATCTCACTTTTTCCAAAAATTCTAATGCCTTATGCATTATCAAGGTTCCTTCTGACTAATTTTGCGCCCTGAAGTATCTCGCCATGGCCCATGCCACTTGGCTAACCTGTACACCATGGCCTGCTTGGTCGATGAGCCGCGCATGCCCGTCGTGACATCCCCGCTTTCGATCAAGGTCAGCAGGATCTCATCACGGTCACGCGACTTGAGCCATTGCGAGGCGCGCGTGATTTCGGATTTGGCGATGCCTTTCGCACCTGCCGCTCGAATGATCTCCTTCAACCGCTTGAGATGCGCTTCCGTCTCGGTGTCCGCGACATGGCGTTCAACAGCCTCCATGGTCCGCCGCGCATAATGGCGCACAAAATCGATCGCCCAGTCTGCGGCCGACAGGTCAATTCTGGGGTGTACCGGATCGCGCCCGACCGCGACAATCAGCGCCAGTTTCAATGCGTTCTCCCCAATTCGGGCCAGGATCGCAGTGAAGGCTGTTCCACTTGCTGCGCGCAACTCCCCCGTCAGCTCTGCGCTGAGCAGTCGAAACCGGGCCCGTGCCTCCTCAGTCATGGGCACGATAGTCGGGTTCACAGCTGTGTTCTGATCGGCTGTCTTGCCCGCAAGATTGCCTTTCTGGTGCCCACCCCCGGAGGCCACGCTTCGCAACCCTGCGATCAGCGCGGGATCGGCTTGGCGCATGCCCACAGCGATATTCTCGTCCGGATAATCCTCATCACTGGGCAGGATCAGAAAGCGGGCCAGCGAGCCATCGACGACGTTTGCGCCCTGCAATGCACCCCAGAAGTGCAAAGGCGTCGTGGTGCCATAGACACTCAGGCAGGGTTGATTGATATCCCGCCGCTCATTTGAGCCATCACGGTTGGCATATTCCGCACCGAGGAAAATCCCGCCCGCGGCCGTGTAAAGCTCGGTCATGTTGTCGAGGATTTCGGTGATATGGCGCGGACTGCGCCGCCGGTCGGCCGCCGCCGCCAAGAACATACCAAACTCATCGATCTGGAAGAGGATCGCGGGCTGGCGGTGCAGCGCGGTGAGCAGGCCCGCCCCAGAGGCGATCTTGTTGCCACCGAGATGATGGGCCAGCCCCGCCTCGAAAAAGACCTCATTGATGATCTCGCGGGCGTGGTTCTTACCTGATCCGCTATCCGCAATGCCCACGACATAAAGGTTCGAGCGCAGGTTGCTCTCGGTGCGATACTGCCGCCCCATGAGCGCACCAATCGCGCAGAGGCTTGCCCCAAGCGATAACAACGGCTGAGGACGCCGGGCTGTCGACAGCATGTAATCGGTCAGATCACCCACTAATCCATCCGGGATGGTCAGCGTGAATGGCGAGGTGGCCGTTGGTTCCTCATCACCCTCGGACTGCTCTCCCAGCTTGGACAACAGCCCCGCCGCTGGATGCTCGCCATCGGAAACAGTGGCCCCATCAAGGCGCAGATCGCTTCCCGGCTGCCATCCGCGCTCCATCGCGAGATGATAGATCGTGCCGGCACCAATCCGGTCGGGTTTGAAACTGGCCCAGGCCTTAGCGGTCGCCGCGGGCACATCCTTGGCGGCCTGCGCTGACCAGCCGGCAAAGATACCGCCCCCGGCCTCACCAAGCGCGCCCTTCAGCGCCATACCAATCCGCACCCAGCTGTCATAATCCAACTCTGCATTCGGCAGCCATTTCAGCGCGGCCTCAATGGCGGGCAATGTTCCCATCTGGCTATGGGCTTGCAGGGGCTCCGTGCCCGGTGATCCAGTCGCAAGGCCACGTTGACGCGAATGTTCGGGCAACAGCGCATAGGCCTCATCAAGAAAGGCGCGTGCCATCTCTGCGGTGATTTCAGGCAGCTCCGTGATATCGAGATCCGCCAGCCCCTCCTCTGGCCAGGCATAGGGCACGCCAGTGTCCGGGTGGTTGGCATAGGCCACGAACTGCTGACCGAGGCAAAGCACCTCCAGCGGATGACGTTTGATGCCCCGGAAAGGGATTTGTGTGCGATAAATCAGCATCCGCTTTGGCGCCTTGCCGATGCGCAGTGCGGGCGTATCCCCCAGCCGTTCACGCGCCAATTGCTCAATGTGGAGCGCCAGTTCCGCATCCTCAACGACGTCAATATCGACAGCCGCAACCGTGCCGCCAACAAGCCCGATGCCACACTCGGGCCAGGTCGACCATGTCGTCACCTCCACCTCCGTGGTCGCGCGCTCGGTGTGCCGGTTCCATTCTAGATAATCCGCCCATACTCCACGCTTAAACTGGCCAGGCTTTTTGGTGCCCGGACCGATCGGCAGGATGCCATAGCCATTGGTGACCAGCCGTGCGCCGAAGCGCGCCATGTACGATGCACTAACCATCAAAGGGGCACCTCCGGTGTCATAGCGTCGAGCCGAGTGCGGTCTTGTCCCGCCAGCGCGCGCAGTTGATCGCAATATCCGGTAATGACCGCATCAAGGAAGCGATCCCACTCGGTCACCGTCAGGGTGGCGAGATCCGATTTGCCGATACTCTCGAGGTATTCGCCACCATATTGGCCGCCGACAGTCATGGCCTCGCTCTCATTCGGGGTGGGATCAATCATGCCCTTCCTCCTGTGGCAGATGTCCTGGCAGGCGCGGGAGCAGAGGTTTTTGCGGCTTTGGTCCCGCCGCTTGTCCGTGACTTTGAATATCGGGTTGAACCAACCAAACCCGCGAGGTTCCCGGTGGCAGACGGCGCAGAGGCCGGAGTGGATGTGGCGCATGGATCAAACCTGTAGCCTGAGATTTCGAGAAAGCGGCCAGACGGGCGCACCGAGATCGCGGTGGGCCGTGCCAGTTGTCCCGCCTGTGCGATGGCATCGTCGACAGTGCGCGGCATCGGGCAGCCCGGCGCGCGCTTGCGCCACCACTCGAGCGCCTTCTGGCGCGCATAGCCCTGATGCGCGACACAAACCCATTCGTTGTATGACTTGAGCCCGCAGCTATAGGTGACCTTCAGTGAGGGGCGCCCGCCGCGCTTGTCATGACGGCTGTAGGACACACCATGCACTGGCAGCCATTGGACCTTCGGAGACAAAACCGGGAGCGTGGCCGCTGTGGGGGCGATCTTCACCTCACGTGCTGGGAAGACATAACCGCAGTCCGAGCATTCCGTTGCCGAGAGCGCAATGATGCTATCGCACTCGGGGCAGACCTTTGTGGGTGCCTCGCCACCCCCGCCATCGCCTGGGCGTTTCGGGCGGACCAGATCGATCGGTCCGTGGCGGCGGACATTGCCCGCAAAGTCGAGAACCAGACAGTTTTCCTTGTCCGGAGCCAGACGCGTGCCGCGACCGACCATCTGCACATAGAGCCCTGCAGATTTGGTGGGACGCAGCAGCGCGATAAGATCGACGGCGGGCGCGTTGAACCCGGTCGTCAGCACGCCCATCGAGGCCAGTGCGCGAATTTCACCGCGCTTGAAGGCCGCGATGATGGCATCGCGCTCCTCCTTTGGCGTATCCCCGAAGATTGTGCGGCAGGTGATGCCTTGGCGGGCAAACTCCTCGGCGACGTGGCGGGCGTGATCCACGCCGGAACAGAAGGCCAACCAGGACTTCCGATCTTTTCCATGGGTAATGATCTCGGTGACGGCTGCCCGCGTCGTCGCTTCCTGATCGACAGCGGCTGCCAGATCGCGCGCAATGAAGTCACCCGCCCGAGTGCCAACTTTCGAGACATCCAGCCGTGTGGCAGGCTGTTTCGAGATCAGTGGACTCAGGTATCCCGCATCAATGAGATCACGTACCGGCGCTTCATAGGCAATGTCAGTGAAGAGTGCGTCCTTCCCCTCATGCAGCATACCGCTGCCCGTTCGGAACGGCGTGGCCGTGAGCCCGATCACCTTCAGCGCGGGATTAATCACCTGCAGGGCGTCCAAAAAGCGCCTATACATCGTGCTGGAGTTGCCCGGGATCAGATGGGCCTCATCAATCAACACCAGATCAGTGTGGCCGATTTCATGGGCACGGCGATGGATTGATTGAATGCCAGCAAACAGGACGCGGGCCTGCGCCTCACGTTTGCCGAGACCCGCCGAATAGATGCCCGCCGGTGCCTCTGGCCAAAGCCCGATCATCTCGGCATGGTTTTGGGCGATCAATTCGCGCACATGGGTCACGATTAGGATGCGCTGATCAGGCCAAGCCTTCAGCACCCCTTCGATAAAGGACGCCATGACGAGCGACTTGCCGCCAGCCGTCGGGATCACCACCAGAGGGTTACCTTTGTTGGACTGGAAATAATCGTAGATCGAAGAGATCGCGGCCTCTTGGTATGGGCGCAGGGTCAGCATGGCGTAGCCTCCGTATTGCGGGCGTCATTTGACCAGGAGGCGCCATCGTTCATGCGGTAGGTGACAATGTCGTCCCCCGCATCGATGACCTCACCCGGCACGAGATCGGGGATGAAGAGATGTCTGCTGCAGGCGGTCCGCTGCTCAGCGGGCGACAGCATTCTGTCGTGCCGCGCGCAGTGCCATCCACCATCGACAGGCGTCACATGCAGGCATGACCGGCAGGTCACAGCGGCAGCGCCACCCTCATGACAGGCAGCATGGTGATCGCAAAAACGACATTCAAACCAAGCCGGATCTTCGCTGATCCGCGCAGGCGGGTGCTGAGCGAAGATAACCCGGCCAGCCTTTTCCAGAAGGCGTTCCGCCATGGCAGGATCGGCCTCAACCCGTTCGATATGCAGCGCGTCGGTGTTCTTGCAGACCGCCATGTAGAGTGCGCGGGTGATACCGGTCAGGTGCATGTAGATCTGCATCTGTGCAGCGTGCTGCGGCTTCGATGCCACCACGCCTTTCGCGGTCAAATCGGCAAAGCTTTTTACGCCATGCGTTTTGAATTCCAGCACATGCCAGGTTTTCGGCGCCTCAAGCAGACCGAGTGCGACGCCATCCAGCGAGCCGCCAAAATGACCGCCATGGGCCTCCACGCGGATTTGCCGTCCTGTTTCGGGGTCTAGTTCCAAAACAGTGGCCCCGGTGGCGCGCAGGTTGCGCACCATACGGTCCTCTTCCAGCTGGCCGGTCTCAAACAGACGCAGCAGGCGACCGGAAAAGCGTGACGGCGTCACCCAGCGGAAATCATACCAGAGCGCGCGTGCGCAAGATTTACCGATGATGGATGCGCCGAGATGGTCACGGAAGCCATCACCCTGGCGGGCCTCGTAATCGGCGTAGATCGCCGTCAGCGTTGGCGTGGGTGGTGCGGGAAGATCAGCCATCACAAGCCCTCCCGTTCACTGCGGGCTTGGGCCTCGGCCAGAAGGCCGCTCCAAGTTTCCGGGTCGTGGCGCTCGCGCAGGATGCCGATCAGCGCGTCTTTAAGCTTTTCGCGGCGACGGCGGCCGGTGCCTTTGGCAAGCAATTCTGCCCGTTCACGGCACAGATGGCGCAGCGCGGTCCGTGCCCGGTGGAACCAATCAGGGTCAATGGGCTTTTGCCCCCGTTGGCGCGCCAGATCAGCAGTCGCAATCTGCGTGCGGATCTTGGCAATATCGTCGTCGAGTTCGATCAACCGGCGCTGGTCATCAGGCAAGCCGGGGCTGATCACGGCCCGAGGGGCCGCGTTATGCAGGTCAGTCATGGGAATATCCTTAGATGGTGTTGAGCGCTGCCCCGTCAGTCAGGGATGCGGAGCAGCGCGGATCATCAGCCCTTCTTGTTCCAGGGCGCGGAGGCCATCTTGGGCGGTGTAGAAGCGGCCTGCGTTGTCGGCGGCGCTGACGAGGTTGCAGCAGGCTTTGCAGCCGTGGCACCCTCACCTTCAGGCGGCAGATAGGCGATGGCATTGCTCTCGCCGTAGCCGTTCTTCGGCGGCTTGATCTTTACCTGGATCGTCATCGGGATCAGGTGCAGCTCCTCGCTGTCGCTCACATGCATCCGGCCCGTCGCATGGCAAATTGCCGACAGCGTCCGCTGTGCAATCTCGACCGTGGTCGGGTTCGGGTTCACCAGGTTCAGCTGATCAAAGATCTTCCGGCCCTTATGCTGGCCGTCCAAAATATCCAGCATCAGCCAGAGAAACTGCCCCATACCGTTGCGGGTCACACGCATTTCGCTCTCGACGATCTGAGCGCAGTATTTACCTGCGGGCAGCAGCTCATAGGGGGTGGTGGGTTCAACGCTGGTGGCGTCAAAGGACGTATCAAAACGTGCCATGGTCGTATCCTTTCAAGGCAATCATTGGGATTGGGGCATGGCTGCGAGGAACTCTGACCACGAAAGCGGCAAAGTGTCCGGCAAGCCGTAACGGTTCTTGGCGAGGAAGGCGGGACGCTCTTCGGTGTGCATGACTCGCGCACCGGACCCGAGCGCCCGGGTCACCTTCTTGTTGAAGCCGACATCGGATTTGGCGACCGAGATCTGGTAGTTGGCAAACAGCACCACATCAGAATGCTCCTGCAGCAGCGCCGAAGCGCGGGTCTGCAGCTTGATCACATACCGGTCGTAGGGTTCGTGCTCGGGGCTGTCAAAACGCTTGATGTCGGTGTGGGCAATCTGGATAACCACCATGCCCTTCTGATCGCGAAGCGCATTCAACTTATCGAGATATTCCCGCCAAATGGTCAGCGCTTCTGCAAAGCCCTTGCCAAAGCCCGGAGTTTCGATCGACTGCCAACCATTGCGTTTGCACGCCTCAGCCCAGATCAGCGGCTCCAGCCAGTCGACGCTGTCAACGACGACCGTGCCGTAGTCGTGATCTTCCTCCAGCAATGCCTCGAGCGCTTCCGCGACTTCGGCATAACTGGTCGCCAACGGAAAATGCGGGACCTGCAGTTTGCCAAGACCATCCTCGGTCATGATGAACACCGGCGCGCCGGCGTCAGCCGCGAAGGTGGATTTGCCGACCCCGGCTACGCCGTGGATTAGGATACGCGGTGGTTGGAGCACCGAACTGGTGCGCAGAGATGCGAGAGAAATAGCCATCAGCGCACCTCCTCACCCAGCACCAAGCGGAACTTGGGCTTGCCGGTCCGGACCGTACGCGCAGGCTCAAAACCCTTGCGCCAGCTTTCCGGCAGTGCCGTATATTTGCGCTCGGACACCTTCAACGTGGTATCGATGAACTCAGACGGGTCCTCGCCTGCGGAGGCGATGTTTTCGGCGATCTGGGCGAGTTGCGCCTGATCCCAATCGATCCGTTTGGTCAGGTCCGAAATCACGGTGACGCCACCATCTTCGAAGCGGATCGTGCCCGTGTCTTTGCCCGCGTCGTGACGGCACTCAGCAGCACGCTCGGCGTATTTCAGGGCGATGGCACTATCGAGCCAATCCGAGACCGTCTTGGCCTGGGTGAGCTGCTGATCAGCAGCATCCCGCAGCATTGCCAACTGATCAGCGGGCAGTGCCGCGATTTGGCCGACCGGCATGCGGTGGATATGGGCCAGAGTGATGTGGTTAGAAATTGTCATGTCGATCCCCCTTACGCCGACATCGGGCGATGGGGTTCATGATCCGCGCCGCGGATCTGTTCGGCCTCGAAGGCCTCGACATCCTCGAGCCGGTAGATCACCCGGCCGCCGAGCTTGATGAATTTCGGGCCTTCGCCCGTCCACCGCCAGCGTTCCAGCGTGCGGTGCGAGATATTCCAGCGAGCCGCCAGCTCGATCTGGGAAAGGTGCCTGATCGCCATGTGAACCTCCTTGGGATTTGCGCGAACACTTGCGGGATCACCATGGCGGAGGGCGTGGGAGGCACCGTGGAGGCAGCCGGGAGGCAAAACGGGAGGCAGCGCATATTGATGCCCGAAAAAGAAAAAAGGCCGCCCCGAAGGACGGCCTTTTCATTGAAACGCGCAGGGCAAGATCAAGGTTCGATCCAGCAATTTCCGTCGTCGAATTTGATGAACCGCTGCCAATCGGTACGACGGCCAAAAGCCTTCTTCAGAGTATTCACCTGACCACCATACCCAGCCTCTTCAAGAACGTGCGCTACGCGAAGGACCGGTGACTTGGCCTCATAGGCTGCGAAGAGTAGTTGCAAGAGCAGACGCTGCTTGTCCCCGCCAAAAGTCAGCGTTTCACCCCTATGCCAGACGATGCCACAATCATCCGAATGGTCGATCGGGAACTTGCGCTGGACATGACCCGGAAAAACCCGCGCACCAAGCGCATGTGGTGAAATCGCAAGCTTACCGGGGGCGCTTGCAACATCGGCCACGCTGATGACGACATTTCGCTTGTTCACGGTGATCGGGATACGATCGCCCGGTGTAGACGTCAGGATGACGCGCACCTCGTCTGGTTGTTGGCGCGCGAACCGGGAATCGACAGCCTGCCAGACGGCAGGGTCAGCCATGCGCCGGGCAAACCAAACTGGCACCGGAGATTTGGCTCCAGCGAGCCGAATGGTGCCGATGTCCCATGCAATGCCATCGATCAGAGGCACAGGGCGCGCAGGGGCAACGCGTTCGAAGCCGACCAGAATCTTGGCGAACACCCTCTGATAATCGACTGCTAGGGCAGCGATCTCAGCGGCATCGACCGCGACCCACCGACCCACGCTGTTGGTGTACCCGTACTGCCTGCGCTCGGCGCACCATTCGGCCGGAATGGGTTCGTCTTCGAAGTTGTCCATCGCAGTGACGACCGGGATATGCCCGGACGCCACCAGAAGTTCGGCCTCAAGCAACTGATCCGTCGCCCGAGGTGACACTTGCCGCAAGGTCGCTGCCTGCACCTTGGCTGTGCGGGTTTCCATCACCTGCAGCAGCATATCGACGGCCCGCTTACTCAATGAGATCACCGAGATCAGCGGTGTCGGTCAGGATGCCCCAGCGGCGCAGATACTTCTCACCGATCAACCGCTCATGCGGGGTCATGTCCTTGAGGTTGCAGCCATGTGGCATGGTCACGGTCAGCGTCAGGGATTTGCCACGCCCACCACTAGGGCCGGGTTGGAACTTGATCGTGAACCGGGCGCGGGTAACGATCCATTCCGGCATCTCCGACGCGATCGACAGGACATGCCCGGTGCTGCCGATCTCGAGCCCGATGCGCTCTTCGGCCATTTCCCAGACAGTGCGGTCGGCACCGGACATGGATTCGAGAATGACCCGCTCGTTGGGCTGACCGACCTCCATCAAGCGCAGTTCTTTTACGGTAACGTCGACGATTCCGTCTTCGACGTCCGTCGGGAAGTCGAAGGGCTTCAGCAACATGCTGAGATCGTATTCCCGAAGCGGGATCGGCTTTTCCTTGAAATCGATGCCAAGCAGGTCCCGCGCCATATAGGCGGTCAGATCCCTCCGGTCTTCCAGCGTATTGGCCACAACCTCGATGACGCCGGTATCCGCCTCATAGGTCAGCGACGCTTCAAACACCGGTTTCAAGATCCGGCGCGACAGCGTGCTGTTCGCGTCGAACCCCAGAATGTCCTCGGGGCGGCCTTCCCGGTAAACGGCGACCTGAACCAGGTCGCATTCCTGATCTTCGAGGATGACGCGGTGCCGGTCGAAAATATCGACATGCACGTGCGGGGTGTCGAAACGATCGCGGATCGCCTTGGTAAAGGCGGCAACAGAAATCGGATCGCGGCGAACGGAGCAGTCCTTCTCGACCTCAAAGCCGTTCCACGACCGCGTCCGACGGCGCTCGTCGTTGTAGCGCACCTCTTCCGCAAGGCGGAAACGGTCGTTCTCGTTCAGAAAGACCCAGAGCGAGCGGTTGTTGGCCCCCTCCAACGTATCGAAGATCGCGCGGTTCAGGACGACGTTCTGCAACGCGTTCTGGCCGGGTTCGTCGGCGAGAGCCGCGACACGACCTGCGTCGAGGACGACACGCTGCCTTTCGTCATCCGTCATGCCATCGACCGCCTTGATCAGCGGTTCAACGACATCGGCCTCTGGCTTGGTCCAATCGACGGGAACGAGCGAAGTGAACCCGCCGGAGGTGAAATACTCCTTCAGGCGAAGGACGGGGGTCTTGCGGAAGAAGGCGGAGATAGCAGTCATGGGCGACCTTTCGTGACCAGAAGTGGGAAGAATCGGCGTATCGCGATACGCAGACGTTCGATATACATCGAACAAATCGCCGAGTCTACTTGCGCGGCACATTTTTGTTCGGCATATCGAACAAGTGTCCTGAACCCAAGGAAAACAAGGATGATACTATGACCACTTCCCTCGGCGCGAAGATCAAGCGCCACCGCCAGGAAAAGGGATACTCCCTCGACAAGCTCGCCGAGCTGACCGACTCGAGCAAGAGCTACATCTGGGAACTGGAGAACCGAGACACCAGAAAACCGTCTGGGGAAAAGCTGACCCGCATAGCCCAAGCCCTCGAGGTCACGACCGATTACCTTCTCGATGAGAGCGAGGAGCCCAGTGACCAGGTGCTGAAGGAGGCCTTCTTCCGCAAATTCAGCAAGCTCGATCCCCAGGATCAGGAAAAGATTAGTCAGATGATCGATGCGTGGGGGAAGAAGGATTGAGCCTGCCGACGACGCCGCAGAGTTGGGCCAACCGCCTGACGAAGATCCTGTCCCTGCATCAGGCTGCGCACGGGTTGCCCCGTTTCCCCATCGACGTGGCTGCGCTGGCGCAGGATTTCTCACGGCAGGTCTTTCCTGACGCGCCGATCACGATGGTCGGGGGGCTGGACCTGTCGAAGGGCGTCGAAGGTATGCTGATGCCGCGCGGCGACGGCTCTGGCGAGTGGGGCATCATCTACAACGAAAGCATCCGGTCTGCAGGGCGCCGCAACTTCACGCTGGCGCATGAGCTGGGGCATTATCTCTTGCATCGGCAACTGCACCCGTCTGGCCTCAAGTGCACCAATCGGAACATGGCGGACTGGGACGACAGCGTGACCAAGATCGAGGGCGAGGCCAACACCTTTGCCTCCTACCTGCTGATGCCGCTTGATGACTTCCGCGCCCAGATCAAGGGGCGGGCAATCGACATCGATATGATGACCCAGTTGTCCGACCGCTATGCCGTGTCGCTGACTGCGGCCATCCTGAAGTGGATGACCATCACCGACAAGCGCGCCATGATCGTCGTTGGTAAGGAAGGCTTCATCGACTGGGCTTGGTCCAGCGAGCCGCTCTTGAAATCCGGCGTTTTCTACCGTGCACGGCAGGAAGTGACCGAGTTGCCAGCAGCGTCGCTAGCCGCGCGGGAAGTTGACCAGGATACTGGCCGCCACGGCCACCACCATCCGGCAGGTGTCTGGGCCGGTACCGAGCCGGTGCGCGAAATGACCGTGTTCTCGCCCGGCAACGAGATGTCGATTTCGCTCTTGCTCTACCCCGACTGCGGACCGTCACGGTGGGAGATGGCCGAGCTTGAGGAAGAGCCGACGCTCGACACGTTCGATAAGTTCATGTCCTGACCTTGGAGGCGCAATGCCAAGAGAGACCACCGCAACTGGCAAATGGCGAGAACCGGGCGTTCCCCATAAGGGGTGGACATGCGTTGGCATCGAAGAATTAGAAGAGCAGGACCACCTGTGTGAGATGTGCGAGGCGCGCCAGGTTCGTTTCGTCCACGTTATGCAAAATTCGCGATATCCAAATGAGTTAAGGGTCGGCTGCGTGTGTGCGGGGCACATGGAGGGGGACGTTGCTCAGGCAAAGGAGCGAGAAAAATCCGCTCGTAACAGATCCTCTCGACGCAAGACTTGGATTTCAAAGGGCTGGCGTACTTCGAGAAAAGGGAACCCGTACAGAAACAAGGAAGGCCTGAACGCAAGCGTATTCCAGAGCGGGCGCGGATGGTCGACAATTGTTCAGAACGATCACGTTAAACTTTCCGCATCTGGGCTACCGACAGAAGACGCGGCAAAGCTGAAGGCATTTGAACTCTTCGAGCAGGGCCAGACAATCCTCAAGCGTAGGCCATAGCGCTAGGCGTCACCACCTAGTGATTCGTCGATGCCCCGTTGAACGCAGCGATGATGAGCTTGATATGGTCGATAAGGACTGCGCAGATATTCGCGGCGTTACGCATGGCGCGATTCTGTCCACAAAATATTGAAAAGCTTGTGTTTTCCTGATTTCGCGATACCTTTTGCTCATCATCCCAATCGCGAAAAGTCGCCATGCCAAACCTACCAGAAACCCCGATTTCGGGGCCCAATCCCTTATGCTCTGAGCGCATGTCGGCCGAAGCGCGCCTAGCCGAGATCGGGCGCATCCTGGCCGCAGGCGTCGTTCGGCTGAATGCTGCACAGTCCAGCGGTTTATCTGCCGAGAACAGAGACAGTTTCGTGGACTTCTCGCCCCGAAAGAGCGGTGGTCGTCGTGCAAAACGTATCCGCATCGGAGGAATTCATGAAGTATCACAATAGGATAACGCCCACCCAGCCAGGTCATGATCCAAGCCTGGACCAGACGGTGCTGTCGCGCCTGGCCGCCCTGAAGGCGATGTCCGTCAAGGAGCTGAAAGCCGAATGGGAAAAGCTCATCGGCACCTCGGCGCCGAACAACAGCCGGGCGTTTCTTGAACTGCGGATTGCCCATCGCCTGCAGGAACTGACCTACGGCGGCCCAGACCGTGAGACCCGTCGCATGCTGGATCTCTTGGCCGATGAGGTCGAAGGGCATGCCCGGCGCAAGCATCAGATCGCCGACCCCCGCAATCCGGTGGCGGGTACGAAGCTGCTGCGCGAATGGGATGGCATCGAGCACACCGTCACCGTGCTGAAAGACGGCTTCGACTGGCGCGGTCGTAAATTCAAATCGCTTTCCGCTGTCGCCCGCGAAATCACCGGCACCCGCTGGAATGGGTATCGCTTTTTCGGCTTGCGGGAACGCCAGCGGGAGGACGTGTGATGGAACTCAACACCCGCCCGAACCGCCGCCTGCGCTGCGCCATCTACACCCGCAAGTCGAGCGAGGAAGGGCTCGACATGGAATTCAACAGCCTCGACGCCCAACGTGAGGCTTGCGAGGCATATATCGCCAGCCAGAAGTCCGAGGGCTGGGTCGCCACGCGCGAACGCTATGACGATGGCGGGTTCTCGGGGGGTAATCTGGATCGGCCCGGCCTGAAGCAGTTGCTGGCCGACATCGACGATGGGCTGATCGACGTCGTGGTGGTCTACAAGATCGACCGACTGTCGCGCTCGTTGATGGATTTTTCCAAGCTGGTCGAGGTGTTCGACCGCAACGGCGTGACCTTCGTCTCGGTGACGCAGTCCTTCAACACGACCACCTCGATGGGACGGCTGACACTGAACATTCTGCTGTCCTTCGCCCAGTTCGAGCGCGAGGTCATCGGCGAACGCATCCGCGACAAGGTAGCAGCCTCCCGCAAGCGCGGCATCTGGATGGGAGGGTATGTGCCCCTCGGCTATGATGTGCAGGACCGCAAGCTGGTGGTGAACGAGGTCGAGGCCGCCTCTGTGCGGCGGATCTTCCAGCGGTTCATTGATCTGGGCTCGGCGACCGTGCTGGCGCGGGAACTGCGCAGGGAGGGCTTCCGCAACAAGCAGGGCACGCTGATCGACAAGGGTTACCTTTACCGGCTGCTGAACAACCGCGTGTATCGGGGCGAAGCCCTGCACAAGGGCAAATCCTATCCCGGAGAGCACGACGCCATAATTGATGCCGACCTCTGGGATCGCGTGCATGCCATCCTTCGGGAAAGCCCCCGAAAGAGGGCCAACAACAGCCGCGCGCAGACGCCAGCGCTTTTGAAGGGGCTGATCTTCTGCGAAAACGGCGCCGCCATGACGCCCACCAGCACGAAGAAGGGGGCCAAGCTTTACCGGTACTACGTGTCCATGGACGTGATCAGGAACCGCGAGACCGGCGAGGAGACCGCGCCAATGCGACTGGCCGCCGGAATGGTCGAAGACGCGGTCGTGACCGAAGTTCGGCGCATCCTGCAAACGCCAGAGGTCGTAACGCAGGTGCTGGCCGCCCTGAAGCACGGCGACGGCGGAGCATCGGAGGCAGATGCGATCGCGGCGCTGCACCAGTTCAAAGCGCTCTGGTCGCAACTCTTCCCGCCCGAACAGGCCCGGATCATCCAGTTGCTGGTGCGGCGGGTCACAGTCACCGCCGCCGGGCTCGAGGTCGACATTCGCCGCGAGGGCATAGCGGGCGTCGTCCGCGAGATGGTCGCGCCGCGCCGGATGGAGGCTGCGGAATGA